ATGACTGCACAACTAATCGACGGCAAATCGATCGCCGCCAGCCTGCGCCAGCAGATCGCCCAACGAGTTGCCGAGCGTCGCCAGCAAGGCCTGCGCACGCCCGGCCTCGCGGTGATCCTGGTCGGCAGCGATCCTGCCTCTCAGGTTTATGTCTCGCACAAGCGTAAAGACTGTGAAGAGGTTGGCTTCCTCTCTCAAGCCTACGACCTGCCCGCCGAAACCACGCAAGTCGCGCTGACCGATCTGATCGATCGCCTCAACGACGACCCGGCAATCGACGGCATCCTGCTGCAGCTGCCACTGCCCGAGCACCTCGACGCCTCGAAACTGCTGGAACGCATCCGCCCGGACAAAGACGTCGACGGTTTCCACCCGTATAACGTCGGTCGCCTGGCCCAGCGCATCCCGCTGCTGCGTCCGTGCACACCCAAGGGCATCATGACCCTGCTGGAAAGCACCGGTGCCGATCTGTACGGGATGGACGCCGTGGTCGTTGGCGCGTCCAACATCGTAGGCCGCCCGATGGCGATGGAACTGTTGCTGGCCGGCTGCACCGTCACCGTGACTCACCGCTTCACCAAGGACCTGGCCGGCCATGTCGGCCGCGCCGATCTGGTGGTCGTGGCCGCCGGCAAGCCGGGCTTGGTCAAGGGCGAGTGGATCAAGGAAGGCGCGATCGTGATCGACGTCGGCATCAACCGTCAGGACGACGGCAAACTGGTCGGTGACGTTGTCTACGAAACCGCCCTGCCCCGCGCAGGCTGGATCACACCGGTGCCGGGCGGCGTCGGCCCGATGACCCGTGCCTGCCTGCTGGAAAACACGCTTTATGCGGCAGAAACGCTGCACGCCTGAGTGACATTTTCAGCTTTGAAAAAACCCGCCTTGTGCGGGTTTTTTATTGTTTGAGAAAAAACTGTAACCGTTCGCCGGAAACCCCTCTTTTTACAGGCCTTTTCACGAGATTTTCAGCTCGTTCAAACAACCATCGACAGATCTTCAGCCATACTCCTAGTATTATTTTTGGGTTTTGCTATGTGGTTCTGGGTGGTGAGCCCCAATGTTTATTGGGGTTTGCCTACCCTGCGACACCCACTGATATGCTGCGAAACACATGCAGTGGTACAAAAATTGGTACGAGCTTTTTCCATTCTGCGGCGTCCTGCCGATTGAACACCAATCCAAAATCCTACAGTTCGTCGCTTCACCCTCGCCCGCCCTTATTGCCTCGATTACTGTATAAACAAACAGTAATCAGCAAGGCATCCCCGTGGACAACCTCATAGAAGACACCGACGATTGGCTCGGTAACCCGACCCCGCTCGAAACCTGCCGACACCAGCTCAGGATGTACGAAAACGAATTCGAAGCGCTCACTCTCAAGCTGCAGCGGGCACTGGAAAATATTCAGGGACTGATCCAAGACAATGATGCGCTCATTCAGGAGCGGAACTCTCTGAAGGCAAAGCTTCAATATGCCGAGGGGGATTTACTGAGCGAAAAGCGAAGGCTCGCCGACATCGAGCACAATAGAAATCATCTGTTCGATGAGAACCAGCGCCTGCTCAGAGAAGCCCGAGATCGGGAGGAGTGGGGATTTCATTGCGAATGTTGCGCCGAAAAAGGTTTGTGACGAAGCCAGCGCGGGCGGGTCTACGCTGAATCAGATCCATCCGAGGGCATGGCAATGTGCGGACGACTTTCCCAGTACAGCGGCATTCACGACTTTGTGGCGGCACTGAGCATGCCAAACGCGCTCATCAACTCAACCGGCGAACAGCCCTTTGAGCGGTACAACGCCGCGCCAACCACTCAGCTTGCCCTCTTCCACCAGGAGGGCCAGTTCCTGCACGCGGACATGGTCCGCTGGGGATGGCGACCGCACTGGGCAAAAGACCGCGCCGCGCCGATCAATGCCCGCGTCGAGAAAGTCGCTCACGGCCCGTTCTTCCGCGCGATCTGGCCGCACCGGGCGATCATTGCGATCAACAACTGGTTCGAGTGGGTCGACGAAGGCGGGCCAAAGAAGCAGCCCTACCTGATCAGGCACCGCGACCAATCCCCAATACTCTGCGCTGCGATCGGCCAATACCCCAACGAGGAGCACGAACCCAGCGAGCACGACGGCTTCGTGATCATCACCGCCGACAGCGCCGGCGGCATGGTCGATGTTCATGATCGGCGACCGGTAGTACTCCCGCCAGAGCTCGCCCGCGAATGGCTCGACCCGGCCACGCCAAAAGAGCGCGCTGAGCAGATGGTGCTGCATGAGGGAGAACCGTCCGAAGCTTTCGAATGGTTCAAGGTCGATCGCGCCGTGGGCACCGTTCGCAATCAGGGACCTGACCTGATCAAGCCGATTGACGACCGCGGCCTGTTCTAAGTCGACGTCAGCGCTCGCAGACGGTTTTCTGTCGCGTTGTCGAAGAGCACGTAGAGTTTATCGATGGTGGACTCAGTTAAGGCGCGCGCCGACTCCAGGCCATATACGAACCCCTCAGCCCTGGCGCCTGCCTTGGCTGCAATGATCATCGAATCTGCACGCGCAATCTCAGCCAGAAGCTTGTCCGCTGCGCGCTCAATGTTCGGGCTCAGTTCTACACCTTCCATGCCGCCTCCTGCCTATGGGGATCAGCAACAGGATAGCGACATACGCATCAGGGCACATCCTTGAAGAAGACGTGGTGCCCCAGTTTCAGTGTCTGCTTGGCCTTCGCCGCCCAGGCCGGCGCCTTGATGCTGGTGGCGTAGTAGTGGGTGGCGCCGCCGGTAGGATCAGGCACCTTGCCATCGATCACCTGGTCGGCCGCGACACGGCACTGCGCCAGCTCGCGGAACGGGATCTGCTTCACGCCGATCAAGAATTGATAGTTCGGATCGGTCTTGTTCCAACAGCTGAACTGCCACGGTTTTTGACAGACGCCAGCGTAGCCTTCGCCCCACCACGACTTTTCCTTTCCATCAAATACGCGGTTGCGGATCGTCCATGCCACAGCGATCTGCCCGGCGGTACCTTCCCCCCGAGCCTCGCCCCATAACGTTCGGGCGAGGATGTCACGATCTTTTTCAGTTGCGGTCATGCTTTTCTCCAGGCAAAAAGAAGCCCGCTCAGTGGCGGGCTATCAGGATTGAGGGCGCGCTGGCCAATCAGGGGCATAGGGCCAGCCCTCGCGCTCTGGCGTTTTGCTCAGCGCGATCAGGTATCGTTTCCAAGCCTTCCAGAGCGCCCGGTCTTCTTCGGTGATCTCGTCCAGGTCTACCCCGGCCTGCAAAGGGCTGATTACGGTGTTGGCCTGCTCGATCAGCAACCGCAAAGCCGCCATGGAATCCCGATTCTGGTCCTCAAGTGCAACTTTCTCGATTAACCATGCGGGTATCTCGTCAACCAGCGTTTCGCCGGGATCAATCGGCCATCCGGGCTCAACGCCTCGCCATGAGTTTTGCGTGATCGCGTAAGGCATGCTCATCGCTCCATCCCGTAACCACAAACATCGATGGTCGCCGAACCACCAGCAGCGGCGACCGCGTATGTGATAGCCATGTTTCCATCCATCACGAAATCAAACTGAACCCGCGCACCCGCGTCGGCGATCATCATTGGAGAAGAGCCTGCAGCTGGGACGGAAATAAATACGACCTGGCCGGCGGCGCTCACCCGGAGCACAACCGATTGGCAACCCTGCGGAACGACTGGCCCTAGTCCTACCGCTGTGTAAGCCGTGGCAGTTCCCCCTGACAGGCGCCGGAACGGTGTGATGCTGGTGTTGGTCGTATAGAAAATCATGTTGGTGGCCGAAAGCTGGAAACCGTAAAGGGTCCCGCCTGCACCGGTTCTCAGTGCACAAATAAATCGGCGCGAAGAATCACCCGCTTTCGTTCGTGCTCTTCCGAAATACGGCGCGCTGTAGACTGTTGGCGAAAGCTCGATGGCCGCAACACCCGCGTTTTCGTAGAGATACGCGAAGTAGAAAACGTCAGGGTTCAACCCACCGATACCTGAAATCGTGATGGGCGCGGAAAGCCTCAGGTTTTTGCCGGTGCTCGGAATGAACGCGGCTCCAGGCGAAAACGTAATTGAACTGCTGCTGTTCCAGGTCGGAATCAAGCCATCGATGTAACCGTCGGATACGCCGCCTTGGGCTGGAGTGATGGTTTTGTTTACGGCAACCTGCAGCTTGCTGAATGCCGCAATGATGCTGTCCGTTGCGACCACTGCACCAGACGCGCCGGCATCCAGCCCGGTAAGGACCGAAGCCAGCACCCGCGGGTTCGTGAGGTACTTGTTGGTGATGCCTTCGGGGATACCGTCCGAGTTGGAGATGTTCAGCGCGGCGCGCACGCCAGCCTGCGTGGGGTCATTTCCCAACACCGCCAGCACGCCCCCAAACTGGTTGGTCAGCGCTCGAAGAGCATCGGCCGAATCTTTGGGATAACCCTGCATGGGCGCAATGGCATAACCACCTGCCGCGTTCGTCGCACCGATATAGTTTGGCGAGATCGAAAGCGTGGTGTTGCTCGCGATGTTCGTCACCTCGTACCAACCACCATCTGGGCCGCGGAAAGCATCGCCGACACGGGAGTTGGTAACGAATGATGTGCCCGTGCCGTTCACGGTATTGGAATTTTGCACGACAGAAACCGTCCCGGCTTTATACCAGGGCATCGAATATCTCCAGTGGGTTTGAGGGTCAGGCCAGCAATTTGGCGCAAAGAAAAGGACGGTGCCCCTGATCAGTCCACGCGTTGGATGCAAGGCTGTACATCAGGATTCGGCCATTGGCGTAATCAACGCCGAGCGCACAGCTGCCACCGGACGAGTTGTTGTGACAGGTCATCGTGAATGGGTTGATTGAAACGAACTCGCCAGCCCCGAGCGCCTTGTTGATGCCCCAGATATAGCGCTGTCCGACGCTCAATTGCTCGGCGCCGAGATATGCCCAGTTGCCGGCAGCGAATGTCACCACAACCGCCGGAGCGCCGCTGTCGTAGCAAAGCACGCCGTTCTGATCCCACAAGCGAAGACCGTAAGTCGACGTGCCCATCGACGCCCAAGCAGCCACAAAATACTGACCGCTCAGCGACTCATTGACTTTGGAGGCGTTCATCGCGAACCCCGTCCAATTACCAGGACCGCCGGTGAACCACACAGAATACGGCACCTGGATCAATCCCGTCTGATCAGGACGAATGAAAACCAGCGGCGGGTCTTGACTGGTGACTACACGCGCAAACGTAGCGGTAGCCGAAGCCACGCCGGAATAAGATCCCTTCGTTAGCATGCACAGCCTGGGCGCCTCCGAATCGATCTGCACGAATGCGTTGTCGTTGATGCTCTGAAATCCAAAACTCATGTCGAAAACCTTATCGCGTAGGCTTTGGAAACCACCCGCGACTGTAGAGTCGAAGCGCTAGACGACGGGTTTTTCGGCAGAACGACCACCTGACCAACTGACGTCGTCACATAGGGATAAGCACGTATATTTCCCGACGAGTCGTTCTCGGATGGTTGCACGTCCTGTGCTCTCGTCGGGATGATCATGAACACGCAATTAGCCGGATTGAATCCAGGAATGCTAATCGTGTAGCTGGGCGTGGGACCGCTGAAATCGATCACGCCCTGCCATATCACTTGATAAGTAAAGCTGTTGGTGTCCATGGCGAGCTGACCGCTCTCATCAAAGACACGCAGTCCGAATAACGCCATTGATTACCCCAGATAGCCCAGGCGGACCCGCAGCACGTTGTTGGAGTCGTAGACGGAGACATTCAGTGAATTGATCACCAGCCGCCCCTGCCCTGGCACGATGCCGTTGATCTCCAGTGTTCCGTCTTTATTGAGAATCCATCCCTGCTGGCCAGCGATGTAATTGATTGAACTGATATAGCTGCCAATCTTCGCGTTGGTGATCGTTCCGTCCTGGATGAACGCAGAGTTCATGAACACCTGGCCGCCCTGTACCGCAAACGGAACCGAGATGGCGCCGCCGGCGATGGTGTTGACGATGGCGAACCGGTCCGCGCTCACCAGAAACTGGCTCTGCAAACCGGCACCGGTGTTTTCGATGCCGAGCCCGATACCGGCCGCAACGTACTGACCGTTCGCCGTAACTTGCATCTTCACAGACCACATCGTCGACAACTTGCCGTCGGTGTTCGCAAAGGCGGTTGCGGTTTCCTGAATGGCGGCAGAGTTCTCGCCAACTTTCACATTGACCTGAGTGATCGCCTGCGCAGTCGCTTCCTTATCGGTGGCAACAACTTGTCGAAGGTCCGTCACGTTCGCCGCGCTTTCCGCCACGGCCGCATCAAGCGTCGTGAGCTTTTGCGCAGTGGCGAGATTTTCGGAAGCCCTGACGCGATCTTCGTTTGCGATCGCCGCGGTGCTGCTCCATCCCTTCAGGGCGTCGTCCATATCTCCCTTGCCGTCATCATCGCGGAACGATGCGCGCAGAGCGTCGAACGCAGTCGACTGCGCCGTGACCACGCCGTCAAGCTCAGTGATCTCGGCTGTATTGGTCGCCACTTGCTGGGCAAGCCCATTGGCCGTTTCCACCGTCTGACCTACGTCGAGCCAGTAGAGCGAATTCGGCGGTGGGGTTTTGATAGGCACCGGGCCGGTGGCTTGATAGATCCGCTTGCCCTGCACCACCAGGTCGTACTCCTCATAGGTGGCTTCAGGGTCATAGCCTTTCAGTCCGTCGAGCGCATCGATCTGCGCCTGTAGGCCGGGGATCTTCTCGATCTCATCAAGCAGGTCCTGCCCGAGCTCCGTTTCCGTGATTTGTCCGGCGATCATTTCCAGAATGGCAGCGGCATCCGAACTGGATTGCCCCTGCACGCCAAGCCCGATCGGATACCACGGCCCGATGTTGCCGATCTTGTCGACGATGCGCCCCCAGAAATAGAAGGTCGCACCCGCGCGCAGGCCGAGCATTGAGAAATCGCTCTGCGGATAGGCCAGGTCTGTCAGCTTGGTTGCCGCTTCCAGTGAGGTCGTCGGGCCGTACCAGATCTCCGTGCGCTGGCTGTCCTCAGCACCAGCAGGGAAACCCCATTTGAGGTAAATGCCGAATAGCAGCGGCGTCGCAGTAAGGAACGCCAGCGCCGGCGGCAGTCCCTGCTTCCCGCTGAGGTTGGTCAGAATCGAGTTGCGCCAGATAGAAGTAATGTCGAACGCACTCACCGCGCGGACGCGGGCCACGTAGGCGCCAGCATAAATACCGACCACGTCGGCGCTGGTCATGCCGGTGCGCTGCAGCTTGATCCAGTTGCCACTGTCCTTGCGCCATTCAACGTCATAGCCGACTGCGCCCGGCACAGCCGGCCAGCTGATCGTCATGGTAGCCACGGCCAGCCCCTGCACGACCGACGAAGTCGAACTCAGGGTCACGCTCGCCGGCGCTGGCACAACGGTGATCGGAATCACGCTGATCGGACGTTCTTCCAGGCGTGCACCAGTGTCGATATAGGCGAACTTGCTCGGCTCGAACTGCAACGCGCTGATCTCGAAGTCGCCCTCGGTGGTGCGCTTGGTGCGCAATACCCGGTACAGCGGGATAGCCAGGTCGTCGGCGTCGAGCGCCCACTGCAATTGCGCGATCGGCTGCTGACTGTAATTGGTGGTCACCGTCACGGCGCGGCCATTGACGCTTTGCACGGTCCGACCTTCGGCGCGTCCGCCCGGCAGGTTGATGATCAGCCGATCGCCGGCCTTGGCCTGGGTATCGCGATCAAGCGTGATCACCCGCCCCGCAACCGCCGATATCCGGCCGCCCACCTCACGACCAGCCAGCAGCGAGTCCGCCACCGGGATGATGTGCCCCGGCAGCGGAATCACACCTTCCATACCGGTCTTGAACGAGACGGTGCGGTCTTGGTTGTTGCTGAGGATCGCCCACTTGCCACGGCGCTGAGCCTCGGAGGCGCGGGTGCAGCCAATGGCGCTCAGCTCGGTCGGCCGGTCGCCGTAACGGCGTTGCAGATCCAGATCAGCGAACGGAATGACGTCGGTGTCGTAGTTGTTCGCCGGGTTGTCGTAGCTGACCAGCGCCCGGGTGTAACGGGTTTTCGCCGAGGCGCTGCCATAGGAGAACTTGCCGTCGATGACGTTGGCGCGGGTGAAGACGTAGTCGAAGTCCTGCGCGCGCGGCATGTCCGCCTGCATCACCAACTGGCCCTGCGCCCAGTACGTCATGCCCCGGTAGATAGCCGAGATATCGCGCAGCAGCGACCACGCATCAGCCTTGCCCTGCAGGTTCATGTCGCAGAGGAAGCGCGGTTCCTGACCGCCCAGGCCGTTCGGCACCAGCTGGTCGCAGTATTGGGCGATGCGGTACAGCTCCCACTTGTCGACCATGAACGGCTTGATGCGCTTGCCCAGGCCAAAGCGCTCTTCGGTGCAAATGCCGTAGGTGATCCACGCCGGGTTATTGGTCCAGGCCGACTTCATCGAGCCATCCCACGTCCCGGCGTAGGTGCGGGCGATGGGGTCGTAATTGCTCGGCACCATCCAGCGGCGTGCCTTGCACTTCACGGTGACGGCCGGGATGTTGGTGAACTGCTCGGCGTCGAACTCGATGTAGAGCAGCGCGGTATTCGGGTAGCGCAGCTTGGCGTCGATGACCTCTGTGTAACCGGCCACCAGCATGGTGTCGGCGATCTTATTGGTGTTCTGGTTAGGCGTGAGCCGGCGCACACGGATCTGCCAGCCAGTAGTGGCGTCCGGTAGATCGATGCGGCGCGAGCGCTCATAGCGCGTGGTGGTCTTGCCGTCGACTGCGTCCACCAGCACCTGCTGATAGGCGCCGCCGTCGGTGGCGACGTCGATTGCGTACTCGATCCGGTAGCCGCCGACGTTGCCCTGGTCGTCCGAGCGTTGCAGCGCCGGCCAGGCCAAACGCATGCGCACGGCGGAAAGCTGGGTGTTGGTGATAGAGCGCACCCACGGCGAATCGCTGCGCAGCTCGATGTTCAGCGACGTCTCGTTTTCAACAGACGGAATGCCCGGGATGTACGTCTGATCCACCGAGCCCGGGCGCCAGTCCCACTTCACATTCGGAAAGTTGTAGTTACCGCTGGCATCGCGGATCGGCGTGTTGTCCAAGTAGATGTCGTAATCGGTCGGGACGTTGTCGAACTCACCCTCACCAACAGCGATCAGCAGCTTGGCCAGGTTGGTCGAGCGCAGGCTATCGCTGGCTTCGACTGGCGACTTCGGCTTACTGCTGCCGCCCTTCTCGCCGTGGATATCGATCTGTACTTCTGCGCCCATGCTTTCCTCCAGGCATAAAAAAACCGCCTCGTGGGCGGCTGGTGTGATGCTGTCCTGCTTACACTTTGTCTTCGGCCAGGATCGAGGCCGAGATGATCATCCCGCCCCACCGGCGCTCACCAATGCAGATCGGCACCGGGTTACCGCTGGCCGTGGTGTTCTTGGCGCTGCCGAAGGCGTAGGACGGTGAGTTCTCGGGGGAGGCGCTTTGAGAAAGCCCCTTTGCTTGCGGGCTGAGCATCTGAATCACGCCGCCAGCGGTCGAGGCAATACCACCAGCGATCAATGCTGCACCTTGAGCAGTTGTTGAACCGTAGGCGAAAAAGCCAACGGCGATCAGCACGATGCCCAGCACGGTTTGCATTAATCCGGCGCGCTTGCTGCCCGATACGACCGGGACGATTCGGATCTCCCTTGTACCGCCCAGATCAAAAGCCTCTACCGCTTCGTTCTTCCGATTGCGAAAGATGGCGAAGCGCATGCCGAGCCGATCAAGTCGGCGGATCTCATTTTCGAACCCATCTAACGTCACCTTAAGCGCCTTGAGGGCTTCCCACACACGCTTGCTGTCCACTTGGCGCCGATGTACTCGTCCAAACTTCTTGGCCAGCGAGCCAGATAGAAGGATCGTGGTCATTGGATTGTAAGCAGCTGCAACGTCAGCCATGTTCTTCTCCGGGCACAAAAAAGCCCGCTAATGCGGGCTTGGGAATGCATTTAAATTGCCGTGGGCGAAATGTCAAAATTGTCGCCCGAAAGCGTGATTCGACGCCTGACCGTCTCACCGGTTTTTACATCTACCTCGCGCTCAACCAAGCCCCAGCCGCCGCATGCGGCGCTCGGCTTGATTCCAAGGATATGTTTTCCGGCTTTTACTCCAAACCGAGCTACCTCGCCCGATGCGAATTCGGCGGACAAGGTCCCATCTATGTACAGTCGATAGTTGCAACCAGATCCATATAGGCCGCTGTCGCGCGTAACAACAAGCTGGGATTCAGACTTCCCACTGAAGGCGTAAAGTCGATTGCTCGGCACTGGATCGGCCTTGTCGGCCGGAACTGGCGAAGTCGCACACCCCGCTATCAGCGCTACCGCCAGCGCTCCTACGATCAATTTCATGCAGGTCACTCCTGTGGAAATGGTGCACGATATCACCCTGAGAGCTGTGTGGGCATCCAGTGTGGACGAAAGTCCAGTAACTGGGTTGGATCCCATCGTAGTAGCGTTGTGCCTTCCATTTAAAGGAGTAAATGTATGGCGCAATACGCTTCTGACACCAGCAAATACATAACCCTCACCGATGAGCCTGGTGCAGAGCACTGGAAGAAGCTGTACGGCATAGGTTCAACAGTGCCCGTGTCCGGGATTTACAGGTGCAGGGGCTGCGGGGATGAAATCACTTCCAATAAAGACGACCCCTTCCCCCCCCAAAACAAGCATCAGCATGCGAACCCAAAGACCGAAATCTGGTGGGAGCTGATCGTTAAGACTCAGACCACCGGCTCCGGACGCTGATATCGAACAGCCAGTCCTTTGCCTGCAAGCCCAAGGACTGGGATTGCGCCAATGTCGGCGCGGATAACGCAAGGAAAGTGAAATGAGCAAACAGCTACAAGAAGCCCTTGATTACGCGGGCTCATCAATCATCACTCTAAGCTGCATCGTTTCGGGACTGGCAAGCCAGCTGAAAGCCGCTCAAGGAACAGAGGCAATTCAGGCTGCTCAAGACTACGCCCTGGAAGTGGCCAAGGTGTATCCGTCGGCACCTGGCGTGGCACCAGACGTGAAAGCGATAACCCAATTCTTCAGCGGCCACAAATAGGCTCTAGCCCCAGCGCCTGTTCCAGCCTTGAAAGTCGGCGCTCCAGAAGGTCGGCTTTCTCTTGTGCCTTTTCCGCAAAGTCAGCCGGTAAAGAAATGCCGGCAGCCGAGACAATCATCTGGCCTCTCAGGATTTCCGACTCGTTAACGTAAGTTCGGCCTTCGTCATCGAAAGCAAACGGCTGATTCATAAATCTCCCCTGCGGCCTTGCCGCATCATGTGGTTGGTTGTGCATCTCTGTGCCTGAGGATCAGGCGAGTCCGATCAAGCCACGGCCCGCCGAAGACAATGACCTCTGACGGCCTGCCGCACAGGTGGTGCAGCAGGAACGGCCCGGGGCCGAACGTCGCTGCCTCCTCGCCGGGCAAAACCGGATCGGCGCCGAGGAAGATCCCGGCGTGGTTCGGGAAAACCGTGCGCCCCACTTCCATCACGATCATGTCGCCGCGCTGCGGCTGGTCGACCCGGTAGAAGCCAGCGGCCTCGTAATTCGCCTCGTACAGGCTTGTGCTGTCCTTGCTTTCCCACCAGCCGTCAGATCGCTTGAAGGCTTCGAACTCCAGCCCCCATTCGCGCTTGTACCAATCGGCGCAGACCTGCCAGCAGTCCCAGGCACCGTGTACGAATGGGCGCTTGAGCAGCGGCACCTCACCGGACGGCATGACGGTGCGCAGGTCGCCCTCGGGCCAACTGAGAATGTGCCACGGCATGGCCGTCGCCTCGCACATGGCCAAGTCGCGCGGTGAAGGCCTGCTTGTGGCGTCCGGATGTGAATGCACCACACCGATCACTTCCCCGACGTCCTCGGCCGCTGCGTATTGCTCGGGGTCGATACGGAACTCTTCGTTTGGCTCGGTCGAGACATTGATACAGGGGAAGTATTGTTGCTTGCGCCCGATCGCCAGCAGCAGCCCGCAGCACTCTTTCGGGTACTCGGCTTCCGCGTGCGCCTGGATCGCGTTCAAGATGTGCTTTCGCATGTCAGCTCCGTGCGATCAAGGAAACGGCCGGGAAGCCACCGAACGGCAGCGGGTTGCCCTCGCCGAAGCGAGGAATGCATCCCTTGCCCAACGTGGCGTCGCACTCGTCCAGTTCAGGGTTGTCGGTGACGACGCCGTCCTTCGTGACGTACGGGCCGGTGTAGCCGCAGTTCGGCCCCCGGTAACCGCCGGTGAGGCACCAATGGCAAAGCGTCGTTGCCTGCCGGCCGATTGATTCGTTGCCTACATCGCCCGGGCTGGCCAACTCCCAGCTGACGCTCTCCCCGTCCTCGTTCGTCTTCTGGTCGATGTACCAGACCTCGATCGTCTCTTGAGTTGGGTCTGCCGTTGGATTGCCGGCCGGGAAGTTCGCCGCGTCGAGGTAGCTGCCGAGCGTGTGCCGCATCGTCAGCTTGAACTCAAGCAGATCCTCGAACGCCAGACAAAGCGCAGTGATGCGTCCGTTTACGTTGCCCACCGACAATGTCGGCCGGATCGCCGTGCCGTCGCCGTTCGCCTCGATGCCGTCAATCTGCATCGGCCAGGCGCTGTACTCATTGCCCTGCCAGTAGATCGCTTTCGCGGGTAACTGGTCGGCATTGGCGCCGGCGGCAATCAACTCGGCCGGCGTGTGCGGTATCGCGTGCCCGTGGAAACGCAGCACGTCCGCGCCGTATTCCGTGCCGTCCAATTCAAAGAGCAGCACTTCGCTGCCAGGCTCAATCACCTGGATGTCACTGATCAGCGGCATGATCGCCCCTTATGGATGAAATGCACGCTCAAACGTGGCGGTGAGTTTGAAAACACCGCCGCCCACCGGAGTGGGCACGGGGTTCTTGCAGGTGAACAGGCCAAGCTGGCCAAGGGGTGTGGTCCACAGGAAGGCTTTCGCGCCGGCGTGCCGATCGAGGAACGCCATGATCTCCAGCACCTTGGCTTGAGGGCCGCTGTAGGTGATCGGGTAAGCGTCTTCCTTGTTGTTCGGCCCGTCGCCAACTTCCTGTTTGTAGCCGTCGCCAAACCGCGAGGTGCGCACCCGATAGGAAATCTCGGGTGAGTCGCCGTGCTGCGTCGGCCAGGTGAACTTCTCGATGGCCATCAGCCCCTCCCGTTCGTGAGTTTCCAGATTGAGCCGCCTGGTTGCAGCGCTCGGGCGATTGCTGTTTCAGCCTCGACTTTAGCCGCCTGCTGAATGCCTTTGCCAAGCTGCGAGGTGTCTTCGGTGCTGGCTGCGCTGCCACTGCCCTGGGTTTGCACCGACACCGCGACGGGGAAGTTGTAAACGTTTCCGCCACCACTTCCGCCGCCGCTGATCGCGCGCACCCCCAACTGGCCGCCAGCGGTGCGGGTCAAAGGCATGATTGCCTCTGGCCCTGCCTCGCCCATGACGCCGGTCTGCCCGCCTGCCATCCCGAACGCGGTCGGCTTGCTCACCACGGAGTTGGTGAACGCAGCGCCATTGGCGAACATCTGCACACCGTTGGCCCAAGCCCCGCCGTCAGCCTGGAAATACGTGGACGAGTAACCAGCCTGTGAAGCCCCGAGGTTAGATGACGTTGCACCAGCAGATCCTGCCGCCAATCCATTTCCTCCACCGCCTCCGGTGAAGTAGCTGGTTGCGGCGCCGACCAGGCTGCTCAGCAGCGTCGAACTGGCCTGACGGGTCGCGATCCGCGCCATATCCGCCAGAATCGACTTGGTGAAGTCAGCAAACGACAGCTTCCCAGTCATGGCAAAGTTCACGACCGCGTCTTCCATGGAGCTGAAAGCATTGGTGAACAGACTCTTCGTCTGTCCCGCGACATCACGCGCTGATTCCAAGTAGTTCTGCCAGGCCGAGGAAGCCCCGGCACTCCAATTGCCTTGGGCGGCTGTCATGTCGTCGTAGTTCGCCTGCACCGTGTCGTGCAAATCTTGCTGCGTGGCTTTCAGCGCGGCGAGCTTCTGGGTGTACTCCTCGATGCTCATACCGCGTGAGCCATCGCCGTACTGGTTGGCCAACTCCAGACGCTGCTGATTGAATCGGTCGTCGATTCCGTTCTGCTGCTCGGTCAGTCCGCGCTGCCGGTCTCCCTGTCCGAGGCCGGCCGCGGCCCTCAGCCCTTGCTGACGAAGAGTCTCGACCTGCTGTTGCAAAGCGCTCGTGTAAGAGTTGACCGCCAGAGTCTGTTTACGAAGCCGGCCCTCTTCATTGGTCGCGATGAGTGCCAGCTCGCTGTCGCTGTCCTGCTGCGCCTTAACCATGGCGCTGCGGGCATCGGCAATTTTCTGGTCAATCTGAATGATCTGGGCGCCGGTCGTGCCCTTTTTGGACTTGACCGCTTCGAGGGCATCGATTTCAGCCTGGTAGCTTAGGGAAACTTCGTTGGCCTGCTGCTTCAGTAAGCTGACCCGCTGCTCGGTGTAATCGGCCTGGGAGATGACACCGGCACGCTGAGATGCCTCAAGTTCTTTGTCAGCATTTTTGTAGTAGGCCAGGGTCTCGGCCAAAGCGTTTTTCGCGTTATTGAAGCTGGTAGTGTCGACGCTACCGGCTGGTGTTTTGGGATCCTTGAACTTGTCGTTGATGTTTGCAATGTTCTTGTCGATAGCCGCCTGGCTCAGGCGCGGATCGTTCGGAGCGACCTTGCGTATGTCATCAAGTTGGCGCCTGTACTCCTTTATCGCCTCGGTGCGCTTCTGCTCGTTCGTCCACGAAGACTTCGCCAGAGCGTCGATCTTCGACATCGATGACACTGCATCGCCTTGCGCTTTCGCCTGCTCGCCTTCCCATTTCGCGATATCGGCTTGGGCTGCCTTCTGGTCCTCAAGCATGTTGAGCTGATTGGAGTAGAGCTCGACCATCTCCTTCTGGTTTTGAAACGCCCCCACGTCGCCCTTTTGGGCAGCAGCCAGATTGCGCCGGGCCTGCTCAATATCAGCGTCGATATCGGGACGGCCGATGTTCTTCAGATTATCTGCCGCGCGCGCGACAGCGTTGTATCCCTTCTCCCAAAAGCTCAGGTTTTCCAGAATGCGCGGCGTGCGCTCGTTGATCGCATGGGCGTACTGCTCAGTCGCAAGCTTCACCGCGCCAGCGTGGTCGCCTTGCTCTTCCAGCGCTGCAATCTGCGAATAAACCGAAGCTGTCAGATAGTGGTACTGCTCATTGAGCGCGGCGGACGCTTTTACCGGGTCATCGGCGAGCTTGGCAAACTCGGCAACCGTTTCGCTGACTGCTTTGCCGGTAGCCTCTTGCATCGACACAGCAGCCTGGGTAATCCCGGCAAAACTCTCTCCTGCGATTTTTCCGTTTCCCGCCAGCAGCGCGAGCACTTCAGCCGCCTGACCGGTAGTGCCTACAGTGGCACTCACCTGACGAGCCATTTCGCCCAACTGACCGGCGCTCACACCTGCGTAGTTGCCGGTGAGGATCAAGGATTTGCTATAGGCGTCCTGTTCTACGCTGCCCTTGTAATAGGCGACGGCCAGCGCGCCAACAGCTGCGGTAGCCAGTGCGAGTGGCGCAAGAATAGCGAGTAAGCCAGCAGCACCGGCGCCGGCCCCGGCTCCCAGCTGAGCAACGGCGCGAACCCCACTTCCCCAGTCTCCAGACGACAGGGCATTACCCAGCTGCACGACGTTCTCTTGAGCCTGGCGGGTGCCGAGGCGAAGTTTGTCGAAGCCGGTGGTGGTTTTTTCGAGCTTGTCGTAGTCCTTGTCGATCTTGCTCAGCGCTGAGTTGTATTGATCCTGGCTGATGCGACCGGCGTCTAAATGTTTGCCGAGTTGCTCAACCTGCGTGTCCAGTTTCGACAGCGCAGCGCGGGCCGGGTCAATTGCGCCCAGCAGGCTGTTCAGAGCCTTTTGCTCATCCATAGCCGACTTGGCCAGCGCCACCTGCTGCTTGTCGAGCTGCGCTGATATCTTCGCTGCCTCAGCCTCGCCATAGGCGCCCGTTTTGGTCAGCTTAGCCAGTGCTTCCCGCTGCTTTGCGAGATCCTGCGTAGTCTTGGCGTTGGTAGAGAGCGACTTCTCCAATGCCTGCATTTCGTTCATCAACGAAACGGCGGACTGCTCGGCGCGGCCGCCGGCCTTCGCCATTTCATCCAGACTGGTTTTAGCCTGAATCGCATCGGCCGAGTCGATCTTGACGCCGAGTTCTGCAATGTTCATCGACTCACCTTGAATAAATGCCCGTTTCTACGGGCTGTTGTCGCGGGCCGCAGCCATGACTGCGATCGCCTCCGCTTCCATGACGCGAATGTCTTGGAATACGCGTGAACGCTCCTTGGCAGGAATGCCGACAAGCTTCATCACGTCAGGCAGAACGCCGTAATCGAGGCCGGTTGCGCCGCATGCACCAGTGCGCCACTGGGTCCACATCGAGTCCATAACAAGGAATGATTTCCAGTTGTCCGGCCAGACTTCGAAGGTTTCGTCGTAGTCGTCAGGAGAAAAGCCGAACATCGCCATTTGCTCGGCGTCACTCTCAGCTTCGTAAAGCGCACGGGCAGCGGCGGTTAGTTTCCCAGGCGGGCCTTGCCGAAGGCCTCGCTATAGGCCTTCACGACGGAATCTGAAACGCCGATGCAGCTTTGCACCAGCGCTGTTATCGATTCATCGTTGAGTTTGTCGCCGAATCCCCACGAGACGACCAGATCCTTGATCTGATCGACACCCTGTTCAACTTCCGCTGCAGTGATCTCGGCAAGCGTCGGCTCTGTGCCTTTAAAGCGTTCGCCGATAGCCTCTGCCTTGGCCTTCCAGGAGTCGAACAATTCGGCAAGCGCGGTGCGATCGCGATACTTAAAAGTAAACGGCACCATGGCCGGCTTTTCGCCGACCTGCGGGATTGCCACGTCGACGGTGAAGGTCGGTTTCGGCGCGATGGAAAACTTTGCCATGGGACCCCCCTTAGGCGTTGTAGCGAGTTGGGCGAGATGCGAACGACAGAGTGATCGTCCGCGTCATGATGTTGTTTCGGCTCAGTGTCGGGGTCGCTGTGATCGACACGTACGCGTAGTAGTAAATCGTCGCGCCGCCCGGCAGGTTTGCGCGAATGAGGCGCGGCTCCTTGTCTTCGTCAGCCGCTTCGACAATCGAGACATAGGCCTGCGCAGGGTCGTCAGCGACCGGCAGCGTCATGCTGCTGGCGGACTTGTTGGTTGGGAGTTGGCGGTCATCATCGTCTTCGAGGAAACCGTAGGTCAGAAACTGTTGCTCACCACCGTTCGCAGTTGGCTCGGTGATCTGAGCGATTTGCGTCCAGCCGGTTGCCTCGCGAATAGTTCCCGCGCCAGAGCCTACCGGGTAGCTCTTCACGCTGGTGGTGTCCACGCCCTCTGCGGAGAATTCGCCAGTATCCGAATCGATAACGCGAGCCGGGCGGCCATTCAATTTTGCCCAGGCAGAATCGATCACGATCACGTCGCCATCGGTCAGGCCGTGGGCCGCTGCAGTAAGCACTGCTGGTTTGGCGTTGCTGATTGCAGTGAATGCTTTTGGCATGCTCAGAGTGGCGGCGATCTCGAATGTGGTGCCATTGGGGATTTTGACGCTCATGGGTTTTCCTCTTCGCAGAAATGACAAAACCCGCTCAGAGGCGGGTTCAGGATTTGCCCAACGGGCGGGTTATGGCGTGGTGTCGGACCGGTATGAAAACGACAGCGGGACGGTGTAGGTTGAGTCGCCAGTGATGCCTGGGCCGACGTCTACAGGTGTCATGGGCGTAACTACGAAACCATTTTTTTCGTCACGCACATAAAGTGGAAATAACGCGATGATCTCGGCCGCAATGGGGTTGGCTTTTGCTTTACCTGTGCCTGCCGGGCAAATAATGCTGACCTGGAACACGCCGGTATACAGCCGGTGGTCTCCGCCGAGCGTGTTGCTGGCCGTGTCGCCCGGGATGGTGAACGCCCGCAGGTAGGTCTCGCCTGCCGCCGGGGCGTAAGCCATGTTCTCAAAAACGATCTTTAGCTTCTCCGACCTGACATTGTTCCAGGCGATCAGCTTTGCCTCGTAGATCGAGGCGATGATGGCGTGACTCATACCTGGTTGTTCCTGATGGCCTCCAACACGATTTGCTGGAAGCGAGCCACGGTTACCCGAACCATTCCGCCGGGGGCCTGGGTCGAATGGCCGAACTCCAGCGGAATCGCATAGGGCAAGTTGTTAATGATGTAGGCGATTTGCCCGGCGGTGAAGTCGCTCATTGCCGCGACCAACGCCGCCGTGGTTTCAGCACCGCTCGGGTCTACCTCGTCGAAGGCGACGCTTTCGACTACGCCGAGCGAGATGTGCCAGTTCGCACGGAACCGGCCTCCGACGTAGCCTTCTGGCGCCTTGATGTCCATGCCGTCGTTGAGCTTGCGGCCCTTCTTGAGCCTGCCCCCTTTGGTCAGGTTGGCCGGGTCGCTGCGCAGCGCACTGTTATGTTCGTCGACCGCCTTGTTGTACTCGTTCGCGACTGCGTTCTGAGCCCAGATCTCTGGATTACCCACGGGAGACATGCGGATTAGGCTGCTGCCGACCTCGATGATGATTTCGCGCACACTGGCGTCGATCGCTTCGCTGGTCTGCGCGGCGAACTCGGCCAAGCTCAGGGCGAAGCTGCCGGATTGAGCGACCATGTCATTTCCTCAGTTGTGCTGTCCACGTCGCGTCAGCAGGATCGGCAGACACATTCATCACGCGCATGCCGTTGACGATATCGCCGATGGCGGGCTCGGCCGGTGCAGCTGTTGGCGAGCCCGCCTCCGAAACGAACAGCTCGTTTTGCAGCACCAGCAGCTTCTTGTCGGTGGTTTGGATCAGTGAGCCGTCGATTTCCTTGGACAGGTAGCTACCCAAGACGCCGCGCCCCATGTAAGTGATGGTGGTCTCCGGCGTCTCGCCGCCCAGGTCGGGGTCATACTCGCCGGGAATCTTGCGGACGCCCTCCACTGGCTTTACCGCGTCGGCTAGGCCGTCAGGATCGTCGAAAGCCTCTGCCATTTCGGCCTGAATCTCTTCGCGCATACCCATGATCAGATCCTTTTCAGCATCATCACGCCGGAGCGCTTGATCCAAGGCTCCAGCAGCGCCAGGGCGAAGTTCACACCCGCCGACTGATCAGTAGATCCGGCCACGTAGGTCTTGCTCACGGACGTGCCGGACTGAGCCGATACCGTCTTGCTTTGCACTTCCTTCTGAGTGGCCGTGTACAACTTGCCCGCCGCCGCCTCTTTGGCGACCTGGGCGCCGGCTGTTCTGATCTCGATCGGGACCGGATCGGGAACAACCCGCTTGATCTTGGCCGTGAGCCAGGCGTTTGCCATGGTCACAGCAAGGACCGGATCACCGGCGCCGGCCCAGCCAGGACCCAGCGAAGCGTCAACATCGGCAACGGTGATGAAGTCGGTCATGTGCGTGTCCTTATTCCGCTGGCACCAGGGCCTGCAGGTCTTCTTTCAGTGCGGTGGATTCGAAGGCGATGCCTTTGCTGGTGAGCCACTCTTTCAGCTCCGGCACCTTCATTTTCAGAGGGTCGGTTTCGGCACTTTCTGGCTCCTTGCCATCCGAAACTTTGATGCCCGCCGCTTCGTATGCATCGTAAATTTCAGGCGCATCACCCTCGACGACCACCTCACTGGCAGTGCCAATAACACCGAAGAATTCGCTCAGCAGGCGGTAGCACACGCCGCGCTCTTTGCCCGGTTTGTCCGTGTAGATAACTTTCATGAGTCACCTCAATTCAGCCCGGCGCCCTTGCGGACGCCAGGGTAAGTGAAGGCCGGATTACGGCGTGGTGGTACCGCTGATGACAGCGGCAAATGGGACCTGCTTGCGGCTGAACACCCGTTCCCAGTTCGCAGCAGCGGCGTACTGGGTCGCGGTCGGGCTGAGGTTCTGAGCCTCGGAGCCTTTCCAACTGAAGCCTGCAGGCTGGAGGATGTAGGTCTTCCGCTCCCACAGCACCTCAGCACCGCCGCCATTACCGCCGCCCGGCTTGCGTTCGATCTCCACCGGCACCTTCGGCGTGCCTTCGCCGTAGCCGAATGCGCCTTGGCCGAAGAACACCGACAGGTACTTGCCAGCGCCGTACACCAGGCCATCGTCCATGAAGACCGGCTTGCCCAGGTAGGTGGCCAGGATGATCTTGCCGTCGGAGTCGCGCAGGTACTCGATGAGGTCCTGCTTGACCATTTGGTTCATCACCACCGAGTGCACGCCGATCGCGCCGAACTGGTCGGCCGCATCGCCGGCGGTGAACGCGGCATCCTGAAACGCGTTCGCGCTAATGGCCGCGCCAGCGTCGATGACCATGTCACCGCCGTTGTTGGCAATGTTCGAGGCGATGATGCCGCGCGCTGCACCGAGAGCGTAACGCTGCCACTGGCGAGTCCAGTAGGTGCCGAAGCGGTTGCGGATCTGCTGCTGAGGCTCGCTGTTTGCCAGTTCAGCGGTCAGGTCGGCCACGCCATAGCCTTTGTTGAGGTACAGGACGCGAGCACGCATGCTGTCCTGAGTGACTTTGCCGACTTCGCCCTGGTCGTTCGGGTCATCGTTGCTGATGTTCGGCGCTTCATCAGCGTTGAGATCCTGCCAGTAGCTGATCTCGGCGGTGCCTTGGCTGCCAGAAGCGATAGCGTCCAGAACGGGCGAGCGGGTCACGATCCCCGACTCGTAGACAGCGGTTTTCTCCGGGCTGTTTACCGGCTCCAGCGAGGCGTAGTAGTCACCGACGAAGATGTCGGTCAGTTGGGTAGTTGCCATGAATTAGGTTCCTTTGGTGGCCTGGATTTTCTTGAACAGCTCGGGGTTGTCACGGGCGATCGCAGCGCGTTCGGTTTCCGTGTACTCGCCCCACTTTTTCGTGGCCTTGCCACCGTTGTCGCCGGTCTGTCCGGCGCCCTGAGCCCTCGGCCACAGGTGTGTTGCTGTTTCACGCAGAGATTCCGCCCATTCGAGCGGCGACAGCGGGGTTTTCCCGTCCTTCCCGTAAACGACCTCGCCGTCACGGTCGGTGGCAATCGCCTCGCCGTCTTCACTGAGTTTGAAAGTGCCCCGGGCGCGCAGGATGATGTCCTCGGCAGCCTCGGGGAGCGCGCCGGCCTTGATGGCAGCAGCGCGGATGGAATCGGCCAGCACCTTGTCGCTGTACTTGGCGGCGAATTGCTCGGCCTTGTCGGCACGCGCTTTCTCGGCGGCCAGCTTGGTGTCGTAGTCGGTGCGCAGGCGCTCGGTACGGCGCGTAATGACCTCGTCCAGCTTGCCTTCGGCAATCAGCTTGGTTTCTTCGTCCTGGCCAACTTTGGTCAGCAGCCCTTTCACCGCGGAGATGTCCAAACCCTCGAACTGCGACTTGAAGCCGTCCAATTCAGTTTTGGTAGTCCGGAGCGAGCCAAGCAGCTCGGTGTTTTTGTTCTTGAGGCCCACGGTCGCAGCCTCGACAGCTGCAGCAATGGCTGTCTGAACTGCCGGGTCTTCAAGATCAATCTGGTTTTCGTCTGCCACTTGGTGCACCCCTTGGGTTTGGTCGGCCCGCTTTGCAGGCAATAAAAAACCGCCCATTGGGCGGTTTGGTTTGAATTTTGTGTTTTATCGGACTATCGAGAGTCCGCGCATGACCAGGTAATCGGCGAATTGCGTCCTGCTCGGCGCATACGGCGGCGGCCGCATTCGCAGGCCTGGCGTATCTCGGTTGAGCCTCGTGCGCCGGCCATTCGGCTCAGTGCAATGCGTTGGCTCCTCGATCTGGCAGCCCTGCTCGTCGGCATACAACTCAACAGCCAACCGCACCTGACCCCATTCAAGCTCAAAGGGCACGAACGTCTCGGACAGTGTCTGGTATTCAATCTTGCAGTCACGCCGCGGCCAGGCCATTGCCTGATCAGGATTGGCCTTTCGACCCTTCCACTGTCGACCGTTGATGTCGGCCGCGGCGCGCAGCAGCAATTCGACCTGCTCGGTCTCTGCGTCAGGTATCCGGAACCCGTAGTAGTCGCGGTAGAAGGTCAGCTTCTCCAGCGGCACGAAGCTATTGGCGTCCGGCCTGCCCCTTCCGTCTTCAACGATGATGTGCATCGGCTATCTCAACCCGGTGGAGCGCCGAGTGTAACGCCTGCTCGGATGAACATGTCAGGCTCAGCGGCCTTCAGTTGAGCAAGCGTCAGCGGCTTGAACGATTTGTCGAGCTGCAGCTTGGCAAACTTCTCCGGAGTCAGGCCGCCATCGCGGAACAACTTGGCTCGCACAGGGCCCAACGCATGATCTTGAAAGCTCGCCGGCTGAGTTGCCAGCCACTCGTAATAGTTCAGGCTGGCATCAACCTGCGCTCCGCCGTTTTCGCCTACCGCAGCGCGCGTCGCGTCCTTGGCGAACATCTCGGAAAGCCGGGTTGTCGGCGCCGTGGTTGAGCGGCAGTTAATGTGCGCCGGCGGAAGCGGCCCTTTGCCCAGGTCGAAGCGCATGCCATCCAAGCCCTTGCACTGCTGCGAAGTCTTGCGGTCGAGCGTCGATACCCAGCGGTAGCCCAGCACCACGTCACTGTTGGCCTTCAGCGTCTCCATTCGCGCCGTGGTAGCCACGTGCTGGATTGCCGTCTGCACCACAGCAGCAGCGTTGCGATTGCTCACCGCGAGGACGCCGTCCGTGAAGTTCTGCGCCGCGGTACCGCGAATCGCCTGGATGATCTGTGCATTGGTCTGGCCCTGGCCGAAGCCGAGCCGGATTGTGTTCGTGAAGCGCATCGTCTCCGTGCGCGTCCAGCCGCTGACGAAACTCTTTAGCAGCTTGCCGCCATCGATGCCTTTCACCTGCAGCGGATATGAAAACACCGCCGCGCGGATCACCGTGTTGCTCGGCACCACCGCGTCAATGGAAAGCGCATTGCTCAGGCTGTTGGCCTCGAAGGTCGACTCGTACAGTGCAATGTCGACCAGATCGGCCTGCACTAGGTCACCGTAGGCTTTGTAGATCTCCAGCAGTTTGCCGTCCACACGAGCCAGAAACTGCTCAAGGCGGTCCCGGCTGTAGGTGGTCAGCTCCTTGCGGGTCAACTGCACCCGCACAAGCGTGTCGATCTGGCGAAGGTACTTCTCGAACTTTTTGACCTCGCCGGCCTTAAGCCGCTCCAGCATTACCGAGTGGCGCGTCGTCTGCTCCAGCAGTTGGCTGTCCGCCTGCGCCAGGTTCGTCGTTGGCATCGTCTTTGTCCAAGTTGATGCCGGCCGACTCGCGCTCATCGCTGATCAGGTCGGCTTCGTCTTCGTATGGGCGATCCGGCAACTTGCCGGTGGTGAGGTACTGCCAGTAGGTGTCAGCGCTGATCGTGCCAGCCATCACTCCCTTGAGCAGCTCAGCCAGCACCTGGGCGTCGACCACTGGGGTCACAAATTCAGGGCTCACCTTGAACTTGACCTGCTTGGGGTCGTAGCCCTTCCACTCAGCGGCGTAGCGCAGCGCCTGCTCCACTGCCTCTGCCACCGTGACGACAATGCTGTGCAAGGTGGCGTGCTGGTCGTTCTGACGTGTTTTGCGCGCCTCGCCCGATTCTGTGCCGCCGATGTCCATGACCTTGGCGCCGGCTTCAAGCGCGGCGTTCTTCTGGTCATCCATTGCCTTGCGCACGGCCTCAATCCCAGCGCCTTGAAACTCCAGATAGCCACATTTGCCGTCTCGACCGAGGTCCCATGCCGCAGATGGCCCGGTCACGCTCAGCTCTACAGAATCGTCGAGGCCAGACACCCATGGTTGCGGATGGCTGGTCTGATGTAGCGCAGTGTAGTAGTCAGCGCTCAGCTGATAAGACTTCAGCGCGGCGCGCGCCATCGTGAGCAGCGGCACCTCGTCCACTTCCGGCGAGTTGTCGGTCGAGCCGCAATAGATCACCGGCAGGTATGACAGGCCTTTGACCAGTCGGTTGTCGGTGCCAGTGGTGCCCAGAGGTTTCTCCTCCTCGACGATCTCGCCACCTTCGTTCCGTACAGCGGTGTAACAGGTCTCGCCTTGCATGAAGAACTCGCGGAACACTGTGTCGCAGTCGTGGCTGTAGCGGTCGCCGCCCTTCTTCCGGAACTCCCGGAACACCGAAAGGACCAGGTCTTGGCGACCGCCTTGATCAGCTGTGTCCCAGTTGATGGCGTTGCGCGTGGCATACGTCGAGAAGTACGGTTCGCCGCGCTCATCAATGTTCACCACCAGAGGAACGCGGCCGTGTGAAATAGCCTGGCGCACCATGCGGAAGAACAGTTGCTTCAGGCCGAAGCCGTCAGAGGTGGCATTGTCTTCGAGCCCCTTCAGGCCGGAAGGCAGCTCAATCTCCGGGATGAGTCGAGAAACCAGCCCCATCATCGACCGTAGAGAGTCGCGCACCCAGTGCTCGTACTGAGCACGGTTCGTGTAGTTCTCGTAAAGGTATTTGTTGCCGGTGGCGTCGAGCTTCTCAGCTTCGACCATGCCGCTCGGCTTGGGAAGGTTGCGCTCGTTACGCTTGACGGCGCACTCACCCTCGAGCGCGTCGTCCATCATTTCCCATTCGGCGATGTGCGCGTCGTAGTCGGGGTTTGTCGATTGCACTGGCATCAGGCCAAGCCTCCAATTCGGCGTGTTCCGCCTGTGCGTGTTTTGATCGGGTAGCGTTTGGCAATGAAGTAGCCAGGTGCATCCACTAGATGGTCGTAGCCGGCCTTCTTGTCGGGCTCGCCCTTGTCCGTGTAAATCTGGCGCTCCAGGCACTGCGTGTATTTCGGACACTGGTCGACGTTGACCAGATATCGATGCTCACCGTAGGTATTGGCGAACATCGCGCACATGGCGTTGACCCGGTCCTTCACAGCGGGGTTGGTCGAATCCACCACTACCGTAAATCCAGCCTTTTTCAGCAGTGACAGGTCAGATTCGCTTGCGCTCTTGCTGCTTGTGTTCTGGCCGCTGGCGTCCGGGTAGATCGCAATGCTGTGGTCAGGAAAGCGGAGCTTGATCTTCTCGATCATCTCAGGCGTGTCCCGCACATCTGAAAACTCGCTGAGCGCCAGTGGGAGGTCGTCACGGATGACGTGCACGACTGCCGCCATCTTCATGACGTTGAAGTCCATGCCGATGTGCAAGGCCTCGCCGCGCTTGATGGTTTCGCTGGTGCGGTTCGCCTCACGATTGAACGTGTAGTAGACAACACCTGCGTAATTCTCAAAGCTGGCCTCGTATTCCTGTCGGAAGGTGCGAGGATCCATCTTGCGACGGGCCGCATCCAGCTCTTCAGCCGGCACGTTACCGCCATCGAGCGAGGTGTACAGCCAGCTTTTGTGGTCAGGCTCATGCCCCGGCCGGCCGTCTTGGAACGTGTCGTAGCAGTGGTTGAAACCCTTGGGCGTGCCGATGCGTAGCGCGTGACCGCCCTTCCGCATGCCGATGCCAGGTATTGAGTATTGGCAGGTCGAAAGCATCGGGCGGAGAACTTCTTCCCACGCTTCCCACGGGCAATCCGCCCATTCATCCACCAGGACGAAGAACAGACCGGAGCCGCGCAGATTGTCGTAGTTGTCGAGCCCTACCACACGCATGACGTGGCCAGACTTGAGCGTGATCGAGCACTCCGTTTCGTTCGGGCGGTGCGCACGCCACGCTTCGGGGATGGCCTGCTTCAGCCGGCGCCAGAACACGCGTTTGGCCTGCTTGAACGTCGGCGCGCCGTACCAGATCTCGTCCTCGACGCTCACGCCCCACTCAGCAGCCAGCCGAGCAGCTCGTCGCATCTCAGCTTTGCCCAAGAACGTCTTGCCGAACCGTCGACCACACACCGCATCGCGGAAACGCGCCTGAGGCTGGAAGCCCCAGCAGTAAATGTTCGCCTGCTTCGGCGTCAGCTTCACCGGCGGGTCATAGGTACGGGGTAGCGGGGACATTCTCATCAGGCTCCAGGGTGTACTCAGCAACGGCGTGCTGCTGGTCCGCTTGGGAGCCCAGAGGCTTTTCAGGCTCGAGGCGACGATTCACGTAAACGTCGCCCACTTCTTTGGCTGCCTGCTCCAGCAACTGAGCAGTCAGCGCCATGTTCTTCATGTTCTCTGCCTTCTCGGCCATTCGTCCCAAGGTGCGAAGTCGATACGCTCGGTTGGCGATCGGGATCTCTGCCGTCTCTTCGCGAAACCTCTTGCGGGTGTCGTTGAACAGCGTCTGCCACTTCACGTGCAGGTTGCGTCCAACGTACTTGGTTGGGTCGTATGCCTCGCATTGCTGGCGGGTCACTTCGAGCCCGAATCTTTCTTTGACGGACGCCACCACTTGCGATGGCGTGTCAAAGCAGGCGAGAGCCTGTACGACAAAGGCTTTCACCTCGTCTCTGAGTGCGGCCATAAGTGGGCATCCGTCAAAGTACTGTCAAAGTCAGGCCGACTTGAGCAGACAGGTTCCGCAGGCCCTCGAAATGTTCAATTTCCCCACCTCAGCAGGACTGTTTGCAGCGTCCACCAGCTCTTGCACTTGAGGACTCGCCCCATACCGACGCACAACACCGACGAACTCTTCAACGTCGTGTCCGCGCATCTCAAGCTTGGGCAATCCTTCCTGGGTGAACTTGGGTGCGCCGTACTGATCGGTCGCCTGAGCGATGTGGTACAGCTCATGTTCGACCAGTGCGCAGAAGTCAGCGTCGGAACACTGAGCGCAGTAATCGGCAGCCAGGGTGATGATGTAGGCCGGCACGTCGCCGAACCAATCTCGCATCTGCTGTTCCATCCGGGCCTTCTGCCAACCGCCGGCGCGGAACGCTACCTGTTCGGCCTGGCCCACCACCGTGCGCCCCTTCTTCGTGAATGCGGCAGACGCCCACATCACACGAATGTCCGCATCGATCAGATGGGCGTGGTCTTCGTTGTGGATGCTCCCGGTGACAGCGAGGATCTCGGTCTGGATCCACTCCGATATTTCGGGGGCGGGGGTGAGACGAATACTGGGGCAAAACCTACCCGCATCTTGTGGCTCAAGCCATGTAGTGGAAGGCATCGGTCTTTTCATGCTCTCCCCATTTATCGCTTCAAGATGGTAGCTTCTCGCTGATGATGACCGAACGAGAATTCTATTAAATGACAGACCTACACCACCACGAACCTAAACCCCCTAGGTTCAAGCTACTCAGCTTGCTTAAGGACGGAACGTGGTTTGCTGCGATCACGGCAGTGTTGATTTTCGCAATCAACGTAGTGGATGAAAGAAGCCAGCTTAGGAGCGATGTCAAGCATCTGACCGACACGCTTACAGAAGTAAGAAAAGAGTTTGATGCTTCCCGCCTCGAAATCAAGCAACTAAATGAGTCGTTGCGCCAGAGTCAGATCAATCTTGCTACAAAAGAGGTACGTCTCGAAGAGCTTGATAAACAACTCGCGTCCGTTAATCGAGACGCTTTGAACTCTCACGCAGAAGCTGAGACCTACAAGGCTCTCGCAGCATCCGACAAGCGCTGTGAACCATACTTGGCGGATATCTCACGATTGGAGAGCAAACTCGCTATTTCGGCACTTGACGTTTTTTCACCGAAGGGAGCGCTCCGACAGGAAACATTGGCGGCTTTAGAAAGAGCCAGAAAGTCGCTCGATGCCTGCATGGGCATTAAGCCGTAATCCACCTAATTACGCGGCTCGCTCAATGCCGTCCCAGCCGGGTTGCTTGGCTGTCATGGATTTACTCTGAGACTTGAAATGATGGCTGTATGCCGGTATTGATGGGAATCAACTAGTGATCTGCCAGTGCCGCACTCACCTGCGGCACACCTACCCAGCCTTGCCCGGACCAATGATCAGCGTGCGGATCGCCCCGCCGGTATAGACATCACGCTTCGCGGCAGCCTCGACAGCCTCCTTGGCTGTTGCACCCATATCCATTGCAGCGAGCGCAAAGTCGCGTCCGCTACCGATGGCAAACGAACGCTCCATCCATACCTCGTCCAGCCAAAATCCGCTCTCGGCGTCGCGACCAATCTGGCAAAGCCTGCCATTGGTGACGACAAGCCCATTTGCATCGAGCGGCCTATCGCTGACCTTCACCCCGAAAAACTCATCCATCAGGGCGGCAAAGTCCGCACCACAACCCGTGAACAGGAACTGATGCCCATTCCTATGGATGAGCTTCTCGTAGTCGTCGTGGTCGATGAGTGAGCCGCGAGTCACTCGAGAGTCGTATGCGATCACACCGTCTTTGTAGGCAATGGTCGTCATGCCATGAAACTCCACGAAGTCGGAGGGGTGAGAGGAACTGCACAGGGTTGAGATGAATTGAAAAGGCCGATACCCGATGCTGGGTCGGTATCCACTTTTCAGGCAATACCTATGCGCAACTACATTCGAACTATCACCCTCATCAACCTACTGCTGCTTCCCGCTTCAACTCACCATGATGTTGGTCTGCACCTGGGCGTGGCCGTGCAGCTCAGCAACGATCAGGCCTTGCGGCAGTCCAGCAGCCTTGGCAGCTTCGATGGCCCTGGTGATTGCGATATCCAGTTCGGTCACAGCCTTATTGTCTCAGGGCTCATCGGCAGCGCGTGGCGCAAGCGGGTTACATTGCTCATCAGCTGAAGGGGTCAGCAGGCTTGGCGATCGAGCGAACGAACCACATGAAGCCCTGCTGGAGATTGGTCTTGGCCAGCGCCAGCAGTCGTGGGTCAACACCTTCAATCTGGCCGATCTGTTTGAACAGTTCGCCGGCGTCGGCTTCCAGCGCCTTGATCGAGTTCATGCCGTCGATCTCAGACTGGGTCAGGTCGCGGTAGCCGGTGATCTTCTTGTGTTGGTTATCCATGCTGCTCTCCTCGTCGCGTGTCGCGACACAATTTGCACTCTCGCGAAACGTGTCGCGACCTACTTGCTCTGACTGCGCTTGATCTGCGCGTCCACCTGGTCTGCGCAAGTGTCGAGCAGGTTGATGGCTTGGTTCTTCAGTTCCCACAGCTGGCCGTTGTCGGCGAGGTCTTCATCAGCTACCCGCTCACATGGCACCAGCTCAGGGGGCTCGACTCTTACCGCCGCTGTCTTTGTTACCACTGGCGGCTTTACCGCGCAGGCCGTCAGGCAGAGGCTGAGCAGCCCAATCACGAACAGGCTTGCTGTTGCGTTTGAGTTCTTCAAAGTTCTTCTCCGCCTTTCTGGCTTTGGCCTGGCTGGCCTGCAACCGCTTGTTCAGGTCTTTCTGGTAATCGGCGTTGCGCTGGGCTTCGAGGCGCAGGGTGGTGATCGTGGCTTGGCTTTCGAGGTTGGCGTCGACCGCCTTCTTCTTTTCGCTGGCTTCGAATGCCACTTCCCCGCGAAGGGCGACGACGCGCGACTGCTGAATACCGACGAGCAGGATCGCTACCAGGGCGATGATGATTGCAGCAGCAAAGGTCTTCATGCGGCATCCGCCTTGCGACCGAGGAAGCGGGTCACCAGCTCGCGTATGGCTGTCACGCCGAGGAAGCCGATCGTTCCACCGGCAGCGATCGATAGGCTTGAAGGCCACGCCATCCACTCGATAACGCTGGACGCGACCAGACTCAGCGATCCGCAAATCAGCGCCTCGAAAATGATACGGCGCACGCTGGTTTCTTTCCCGTCGTAGATGACGCGAAGCAAGCAAACGGTGATGGCCATGATGACGCCCGCCATTAGCGGATTGCTCAACGCCAGCCAGAGCTTGGCCCATGTGTCTGGCTTGTCAGGCATGTTTGGCATCCGGGTTGCCTCCCCCTTGGGGAGATTGATAAATCCGGCGTCCGCTGCACTCCCAGCTCGGGGCTATGGGTGTGGGGAGCCGAAAACGAAAAGGGCCTCGCGAATGCAGAGGCCCTGAATAGGGACTGAACCGCTTAGAAATGTGAGCAAGATCAGTTAATTAAGAATTGTCAGACATTTTTTTGAATCTTTACCGCTACCCAGCCATCACTACCTCATAAGCCAACGGAAAGGTGCGGTCGTGAGTAGCGTGGATATTTACAAGATCGAGTACAGCCTCCACGGAGAGCCGAGATCTTTCATCATTCGAGCCAAGTTGATGAACAATTCTGAAGCGTGGCAATGGGCGAGCTGTGACGCGGGTATCGCCCCCATTCCCAAGCCGGGACGACCGCCATTGAAGCGTGTTTCGAAGCCTCTGGCCGAGCGGTTCGGCATCACCGACGTGAAATGGCGCGCAACTGCGGCCCTCACATGGGAGGAGGCTTAGGCAGATGTTCGAGAGCACCTCAGATCTATCAGGCGAGCGATTCTGGGATGACCAAATCGCCGCGAATACCGAAATGTTCCGACAAGCAGATCTGCTGGAGGAAGCTGCCTACAAAATCATTGATTGCGACTCTAGCAACGAAGCTTGGGCGAGATTTACTGATGCCAAAGCTCTGGCGGATGCTCAACGAACGGCAGCCTACCGAGACTGGATGCGAATAAATCGCGCGATGCGAAAATAGGTGCGCTCGTCTTTCCGAGCTTTCAGCCAAAGACCATCCCAGCGTCGACGCCCCATTGCATCGATCTCGCTGTTCCTGTCTCGCGCCACCCCTGAAAGCATTGTGAGGTCAGCGCGGGCTGCCTGCGTTGATCCGTGCGTCGCAATATCCGGCTATCGACGTCCAGGCCTTCCCGAGGGCTGTCCTGGCTACAGGTGAAACTACAGATTCTTCTTGTGGATGCGCCAACCCATGGCGACACCTGAGTGGAGGTATTCGCCGGTCTGTGGATGGCGAGAGAAGTCCGTCTCCCCAACCTGCCGCGCGACTGCCTCCCACGCTGTTCTGTCGCGCTCCAGCAAATTGGCTTTGGCCTTCAGCTTCATGCGTATCTCCCAACGAGTCGAATTCGAGGCAATAAAAAACCCGGCGCAGTGGCCGGGTTCAGAAACGAAACAAATTACGAATCGAGCTGGTGCAGGAGTCGGAGCACGGTGGCGCTGTCAATTTCTGCTTGAACACTTTCGAAAAAAGCCACGCCGCCGCGTCTCGAAAGAGCTTCCAGAAGCTGATCTCCCAACTGGGTTCGCTCCACGGCCCCCAAAATCACAGCTGGCCCTGGGCGAACTTCGGCAGGACGAATAAGTCCTTCGTTTTTGAGCTGCTCGAAAAACAGATCAGCCAAATCAGAAAATTCATGGATGGGATGCTTGGTATCGAGATTTTTCGCGATCAAATCCCTGAAATAGGTACCAGCGATAAGCCCAGGCATAAACGATTGGTTTCCACCTGTTGCTCCAGCCAAAAGCCTTCTCACGTATTCCCACATTTCCATACGAATTTTTCCTTGGACCCCACATGCGAAAAAGCCCAGCTAATTGCCGGGCTTTCATGGTCACTCCTAAACGCGCAGGAATGACAGGATGGGTAGATAATGGCTCATTAGCTCACTGACAGTCAAGCGGCTTTTGTCTCGATCAGTTCATCAGCATCCAGCAGCGTTTGAGCACATACCAATGCCTCATCCACTTCGCGCTCCAGCGCCTTCCGGATATCTCGTCTCCACCGCTCCTGAGTCTTGATCGGATGCGGCTCATCCGACCAGTTGTCCATCTCGTACCAGCCAGCAGGCAGCACATTGGTTGAGCGCTTTCCGTCAACGCCGGCCAGCTTGGGCAGTGCCCAGGTCACGACCGCGCAATGTAGGAAGCGCTCAGGCGCCGGCGAACGCGTGACTTTTGTCAGCTCCGCGATAGCGGCGTGCTTGCGCTCAGTGTGCGTGGAGTACTTCGCTACGAGTGCGCGCCAATGCGCAGCTGACAGCGATTTGTGCAGGCGGCCGAAAACCCAGCAGTCTTGGAGAAAGGCGGCTTCCTTGCCAACGATTGCCCCTTTCTGTTTGGCGCACTGAACCTTTGGTTCGAAGTCGCAGCCGCCGGCGGAGTTGATGGTCTCGGCCGCCAGTGCGCGGACTACGGCGGAAATCACGTTGCGATAAGTCATGCTGCCTGCCCCTTTTTCAGTTCGCGGGTCTTGGCCCGGTATTCAGCCTTGATGGTTTTGATTTCTTCGACGGTGAGCTTCTGGGGCTTATGAGGCCCTTCGATCCAGGCCACCTTGTCGGCGCCGATGCGCTGCACCAACCGGATGCGGTACTCGACCGCGTTGCCGGACAGGTTGCGGTTGCACTTCACGCATTGGCGGTGAATGTTCAGCGGTTCGAAGCGCAGTTCCGGACAGGCACCGATGGATCGGTAATGCCCGGCATCCCAGCGGCTGCCCGTCATCAGGTCGTTGTCGTTCGGCATCGAGTCGCAGCTGATGCACGGCAGGTGCGCGTCACGCAGGCGGACGAACTCGTTCACAGCCGCCTGTGCTTCGCGCAGGTGATCCGCCCTGCTCTTCAGCTTCTCCTTGCGGACCTTGATCTCGCGGCGGTCACGCTGGGCGATGGCCTTGCGAGCTCTCTCGGTGTTCGCTGACGCAATGGCGAGCGCACACTTCGGACTGCACACCGCCTGCCCCAAGCGCTGCGGCGGGAAGCTGATGCCGCACGCTGGGTTCTTGCACTTCTTCGGCCTGGGCGTCTTGGCAGCGATCATCGGCGGCTCTCCCGCTTTTCACGCATGTAAAAGTTCGCCACCACTTCGGCAAGAAACCGGCAGCCAAACTCAGACAGGCCGCCGGCGAACTCGCTAGCCGCTTCCGCTCTATTCGCATACTCGCTATCCAGTCGAAGCGCGACAGCACTGCAGAACCCTGCGATGTCTTCCGCGTCCATTTCCTTGACCAGCTTGTCGACGGACAAAAACACGGTCGTTTCAGTGGTGATTCCAAGTCCATCGCTCATCAATACCGCCCTCCCCACTTGTCCTGCTCAGTCCAGCGCACACCATGCTCGGCGCCGAAGGCGTGCATCAGCTCGAACAGATCGCTGAACCACTTCTGCGACTGCTTGCGGGTCGATACGGCCATCACGACGAAGCCACCGTCGAGGCCGGGCTCCGCGCGCTGCTTCTCCAGCGAGGCACTGAAGAGGCACTTCCAGTCCTCACTGGTCAGCTTCTTGCCGTGCCAGACCACTTGCTCTGATACGTCCTTGAGCATTGCCCACATCTTGCGGTTGCAGACGTCCGGGCGCTTCTCGTCGCGGATCACCACCACCTTGGGCTTGCTCAGGTCGATGGCGTGCAAGGCGCCGGCCAAGCGGTTGATATCGCTTCGGTCGCGAATTGTGTATTCGGGATTCATGGGTTCTCGCTCCTACAGGCAGAGCGCTCTGGAATGGGCTTTTCGGTCGGAGTTTTGCGCTGCTCGCTCCCGCAGGCGACTGGCTGTCCCTCGCTCATCGCCACCGCGGCATTCCAGACTTTGCACCAGGCGCATTCGATACCAGACTTTGCGCCGTTACCTTGATCCCAAACTCCAGGGATGGCGTGACAGTGCCCGGGCGCGTTGCCATTGCCGCTGGTGTGTTTAGGTATCTCGTTTACTACGCACGCCATCACGCTTCGCAACGCCTCGTTCTCGGCCTTGAGTTGCTCAATCTCCCTGAGCGTCCCAGCCTTGGCATCCGCTGCTGCGGCGTCGGCAATGCCCTTGACCGCTTCGGTTACAGCAGCGCGGATGATCTGGCGCTCCGGCGATGCGGAAAGACGATCGTTCTCGGCCAGCAGCTCCAGCGCCACCTCCTCCACGGTCTTCTCCCCGAGAAATTCCTGCAGCGCCTCGGTGTTGCGCTTCCAGTCTGCGCAGTCGGCACGGAAGGACGCGGCTTCGGCCCACAGCAGCTTCTGGAATTTTTGTTTATCAATGCTCATTGAGCCGCACTCCTTGCTTCCAATTGTTCGGCCTGCTGAATGAGCAGCGCCCGGCGATCCGCCAGCTCATTGGCTGCCTGAATTCGCATTTCTGTTTTTTCCTCGGCTGATGCTTGGCGCATGGCGAGCATCGAATCCTTCACCGCGGCGAGCTTCTCGCGCAGCTTTGGCGAAGGCCGCGCAACCTCACCGGTGAGCAGCGCTACGACGGCCCGACCGTCTTCAGTGACCGGCACGACACTCAAGTCGGCCAGGTACTGCTGAGCGCGCTCCTGAGGGATTCGCTGCATCTGCACGGCCTTGGTGATCGCCTGTGTGCGGCGGTTGGCGTCGAAGCCGACCGACACATGCCAGTTCACTTCCTTGCTGTCCTCCCGGGCCTGCCCCACCAGACGCTCGTAAGCACTGTTGAACGCCATGCGCGCGCCGACCTTGTCGCCCGCATCGAGCACGGGTTTCGCTGCAGCCAGCGCAAGTTGGATTTCGTCGGTCAGCACCACGGTTTCAAACTCGTCATTTGTGGTCATGGCGATCGCCCATGCTTCGTCCTTTCCCGGACGACCATCTGCAACCTGAACGCGCTGGAGAATGTCGGCCATTGCCAGCTTGCCTCTCACTTCAAAGCGGCAGGCCTTCAGCGCGGCTTTCACAACCGGTACCGGGTAAGCGCAGAGGTCTTCGGCCATGATCGCCGCGGTGCCTGGGTTCATTTCCTGACCCATGGCTTCGGCGGTGGCGCAGATCGCAGCAGCGAGCCCGGCAACTTGCTGGTCGTTCATTTCAAAGGTACTCATTGCGCTCTCCCGCTTGGCGCTTGGCCAAGACCATTTGCGCGGCCTGCTCGGCGGCGGAGACGTTCGCTTCGGTACGTTCCATCTGGCGGGCAGTCGTGCCGTTGATGCGCTGCCCCGTCACCCACTGGGTGTGGTAGCTCTCGGCGTTGGCCAGCAGCTCGTTGAGGCTGTGGCACTTGCGGAGCACAGCGGCATCGCTGGTTTTCAGGAAGTGGGCGGCGACGTGGTGGGCGACATCGGCGCCGAGGCGGTCAACCAGTTGGCCGAGCTGGCCACCGACCTTGGCGTTCCACACAGGCCAGGTGCTGTAGCGCTTGCGGTAGGCCATGGCGTAGTTCGCCCAGACCTTGAAGGTTTTGCAGGACTGATCCTTGGGCCCCGGCATGTCAGCGGGAATCTCGACCCGTGGCGCATCGGTTCGATCAACCACCAGAACCAGATTGCGGGCCGGCTTGTCCGGGCTGCCTTGCAAGTCCTGACTGGTATCCTGATTGGTACCCTGATGATTGGTATCCTGATTTGTCGGAGATTTTTCCGACCCTTGTTCGGATTTTTCTCCGACCTTGCTCGGATTTTTTTCCGAGGTAGATCGGATTTTTTTCCGACCTTCGTTCTTTGGTGGGGTCGGATATTTTTCCGACCCATCCACCTTCTGGTTCCACTCAATCGCCTTCTCGGTCAGGCGGAACAGCGTGATGTTCGAAGTGCTGGAAAGCTCAATCAGCCCGGCTTCTTCCAGGGCCTTCAGCATGCGGTAAGCAGTGTCTGGCTTGTCAGTGAGCAGCGGCAGCTCCTCGATGATCTTGGCCTTGCTCAGCGCGAAGAAGATTCCGTCGTCAGTCTTGATTGGCTTGGTCCAGCTCGGGCAGCCGTAGACGAACGCGAACAGCAGGGCCTGCTGAGAATTCAGCCCCCACTCCAGCGCCTTCACCTGATTGATCGTGACGGTGTATTGCATGTCAGGCCTTCCCGACCAGTTTGGCCAGTTCGAGGAAGCGGTCGACGTACCAGTGGGGTTGCGTCTCGCGCGGGCATTGAGGGCTGGTGAGGTTCTTGCCGTACTTGAGGCCCTTTTCAGTCACGGACCAGAAGTCGACCATCTCGTGTTTGGAGTTCTTGCGCTGGAGCTGCTTGAGGAAGCCATGGTCGGCCAGCGCACGATTGAAAGCCGCCGGCGCGCAGCGGATGCCGCTGTCCTTCAGTAGCGCTGTGGCTGACTTCGTCGGCATCGAAGATCCGCCAGCTGCATCAGGCGCAGCATCGACGGCATACCCGGGCAGAAACTTGGCATCAAGTCCGTTGTTGGCGGCGATTTGGGCAAGCATCATCATCTTGCTCGACGCCGCTGGCTTGAGCAGGCGATCGAAGCATTCGAGAATTGCCAGCTCGCCGACGATCTTCGGATTGGATGGACTGGAGCGAGCTCGTTCGCGATCCTCAAGTGCCGTCATCCGGTCGAAAACGAGCGCTTGGAGCTCATAGCTGTAGGACATCGCGATGAGGCATGCTTCCCGCTTTGGGAAGACGAAGCATTTTTGGGAGCGGCTTCGACTGTCCATGTAATCGGCTGAAAATTTAGCCGATTGATCTGCACCCAAAACTCGAGGCACTTTGGCCATCAGGTTTTTATGGGTGAGTACGGGATCGCCCTGTTCGCGATTTGAATTGATGAACTGAACCAGCTCCAAGCTGGACATAGAAACTGTTCGCGACACGTTTTCAGAATTGGAAAAACGTGTCGCGACATTGTTGGGGGTATTGACGTAAGCATTCTGTGTATTCATTATTGCCTCGCTGAAGTAGCAATGAGCCAGGCCACGAACCTGGCTTTTTTGTGCCTGCGATTTATGCGCGGGCTTTGTGCAACTCAATCACCGCCCCGATAGCCTCAAGGCTCGCCGACATGTACTTGGCGTGCAGGGCGCGGATCTTCTTTGCTTCATTCGCATCGATCTCGCCATCTTCCAAAGCTGACGCAACCATCTGATCAAGGGCGCCGCGTTGTGCAGATGCAGCCAGCGAGCGCTGGTACAGGTCGACGTTGTCCAACTCCCCCGCCTCCGGGATCCTCACGAACACACCGCCGTACATGGCGCAGATGTAGTCCGGCAGATGCTCGGTCTTCGTTTCGCTTTCCAGCACGAATATCTCGGCATCGCTCAACGGCTTGCAGCCTGCTGTCTCGTAGATCTGGTTTTCCAGACGCTTGTTCTTGATGCCAAGGCGAGCCGCTGCGCAATCCATCCCGCCAGGGAAAGCGTTGGACACGGCTGCCATAACTTGGCGGCGGGTCTCTAGTACGGGCGTTTTCATGTCCTAGTTTTTCCTTGGGGAGGTTGCGGTCAAGATGGCTTCAATGAAACGGCGGACTGGGATGTCAGGCGGCTTGTGCCTTCTTTGCTGCCTTGAACTTTCCTTTGGAAAGAACCTGAATCTGGTACTGCCGGGATTCGGGGATGGTTTCCCCCCACATGGTCACAGCGCTCGGGCGGATGCCCAGAGCTAGTGCCAGCTTTGTCTTGCTGCCGAAGAATTCGGCGACTTCATGCGTATTCATTTCGCATCCTCGTTCGACTCTGACGCAATTTCAGCATGCTTAAGTGATTGCGTCAACGGAGTTTTCCGCCTACTGCATGCTTAAATTCAGTTAACTTAATATTGAGTCCATGGAAAGACATGAACGTATTGCCCGAGCTATACAGCTCAGCGGGAAAAAGAAGGGCGAAATTGCGGCGCTGTGCGGCGTCGCGAACTCTGCTGTCACTCAATGGATTACTGGCGAGAGCAAAAGCCTCCGGCCAGAGAATCTCTACGCCTTGGCAAAAGCAACTGGCTTCAGAGCAGAGTGGCTTGCTATTGGTGAGGGTGCGGAGCAGGAGGCGTCAGAGCCCAACGTCTCGATGACGGAGCAGCCTTCTCAGAGCTTCCGCTACCCAGTGATCAGTTGGGTATCGGCTGGCTCCTGGGCCGAGGCTGTAGAGCCCTACCCTGCAGGCATATCGGATCGCTACGAGTTTTCCGAGTACAACTCGAAAGGCCCGGCGTTCTGGCTTGAAGTCAAAGGCGACTCGATGACCTCGCCGGTAGGTACGAGCATCGCCCAGGGCTCACTTATCCTGGTGGATACCGAAGTAGAAGCGGCGCCAGGCAAGCTTGTTGTGGCTAAACTTCCAGACAGCAACGAGGCGACCTTTAAGAAACTGGTCAGCGACGGCGGAAAGCTCTACCTAAAGCCGCTCAACCCCGGATACCCGACCGAAGTCTTCGATGAAAACTGCCGGATAGTTGGCGTCGTAGTGCAAGCAACACAGAAGTTTCACTACTGAGCTAGATGTAGCCATGCCCGCCACCCAAAACCAGCCAGCAATTGTGCCGCGATCTGAAAGAGGCTGCGGCTCTGCTCAAGTGGTCCGGCGTGGATCTGATGCAGGCAGCCGCCCGGCTATCCGAGGCAGGCCAAGAAGATGAAGCCAAGGAGCTGCTGAAGATTGCAGCGAGCTACCAGGCAGTTGAGGATCGGCTGGCGGGCTATGCGGATGAGGTCAGGGATCAACGCATCACCAGAGCGAAACCGGAGTAGTCGGTTTTTTTATAACGTATGCGAGCAGCCCATTGAGGGCGCCAAGGGAATGCAGATGCGGAGCATTGCGTGAATGGCAAAGCCTTCAAAAATCTCCTATGAAGAAGCAATAGCTGGCCTTGAAGTGGAAAAGCATTGGGTTGCCGGCGACTCCATTGAATGGGTTCAAACATCGGTAAAGCAGTGGCCTTCCAGCTTCAAGTTCCGGACAGCACTTCAAGTGAGCAATGTGCGTCCAGAGGGCCTATTCCTACAACTCGACTACAAGCCAAGTCTAATCCAGGATGTGCCGGACAAGCTGTATATGACCCTGCTGGTCAATAATGCCCGCGTCTTCGGGATAGATGAGAACGGTTCAGCGAATCATGTGAACAAGGTCGGTATCGGGAGGGAGTTTTTTATGCAGAAGATTTCTCACCCTCACATCCATCTCCCGGTCCCTGAGGCATCGTACGGGTACATCGAGCCTCTTAAAGCACAGCCCGTCTCAAGCTTGTGGCAGGTCTTCCTAAGTCGTGCCAATATCATCGGCGCTCCACCATTAAATCTACCGACGGAAAACGATGAGCCACAAATGAGGTTGATATGAACTGCACACATATTACCGAGGCCTTCGGTCTAGCGTGTACGCATATCAATAGCGGCCTCGTTTACCTAGAAAGCCCTATCTCCCTGTCCTTTGACGGCACCTTGATCGGAGCGTACGTTCAAGATATTGGTCAAGGTCGAGTTCGCATCACCGACAACGCAGATACGTTGTTCCACGCGATGACGATGGGCGTGAGCCCCAATGCGAACAAAGCCGCGAAACTGGCTGCCATCGCGGCGGATTGCCACATTGCCCTATCCGAAAGCGGTGAGTTGCATGCTTCGTGTGCCGAAAAAGATGTGCCGTACTACATGGCTCGATTTATCGAAGCGGCGAGCCAGATCAGCCAAGCTTGCGATGCTTGGCGACCCGCGCCCATATCTAAATTTGAGAAGATTGTTTCGAAGGCTCTTCGCGCCGGATTCCCCAAGCGAGTGAAAAGGGACTATGAGGTTCAGGGCGCGAGCGGCCACAACCTTAAGTTCCAGTTCGCGCTTGATGTCGAGTCTGGCAATCCGCAGATCATTCAGACCGTAAGTGCTCAGGATGACAAGCCACACTGGCTGTCCGTCTACAGCACCTTAGGGAAAATGGTTGATCTGAAGAATGCCGCACCACAAGCAAGACGCCTGGTGATTTTAGAGTCGGCCAACCCTCAAGACGTAGGTAAGGCAGCTTCTGCGCTGGCAGAAAGCGCAAGCGTTCTGGTTTTCAAGACCGCGTCTCAGCTTATAGAAGATATAAGGTCGCTCGCGGCCTAAATTCGAAAGCCCGGCCCAGCGCCGGGCTTCTTGTATCTGCCCTGCCAAATGGATTTCGTCATGCGCAACCTCCTTGTAATCGCCCTACTCGCTCTCGCTGGCTGCGCCTCCGTACCCATGGCTAATCACCGGGAAGACGTTGTAGCGAAGCAATTCTCGCCCGCTTCAGGCATGGCTGGTTTATATATTTATCGCAATGAATACCGTGGCGGAGCGATCAAGATGCCGGTAACTGTAGATGGCCGGGTTCTTGGGAAAACGGTACCAATGAGCTATCTCTACACCGAGGTCACACCTGGTCGGCACATCATTACGGCAGACGGCGGCAACACAGATCAGATAAAGGTTGTGGCTGTGGCTGGCGAGAACGTTTACGTGCATCAAGCCATACAGTCAGGATTCTCCATGGCCGGAAGCAGCATGAGGCAGGTGGGCGATACGGAAGGTCGTACCGGCGTCTTAGAATGCAAAATGATCTCCTCACAATTCTGACGACCCTGTCTTTCGCAAATGGTGGCTGTACGCCACGAATGATAAAGTGCGGGCTCAATTACGGGAGAGATCCAATGAAAGGATTTGGGACATTCGCGCTGATCGTCGGCGTGTGCTGGCTGATTTTCGCGCTGAGTATGGAAGTCTCCGTGCCGACTGGCGCCGGCGGCAGGGTGAATAACCTGGGGCTCATGGCTGACCGCCAGATCCATACCATTGTTGGCGGAGTGATTGCGCTCGCCGGCCTGCTCATGGTTTTGCTGGGTGGTAAAGGCTCCCCTGCTGCTGCCCAGGTAGAGAAAGACACGCGCCCTTGCCCTTTGTGTGCCGAGAGCATCAAGACAGCGGCGGTTAAGTGCAAACACTGCGGTGCAGACGTTGAACCAGTAGCCCCCACAAAACTGAAAAATGGGTGGGTTGCATCAACTGCCTGCCGTGACGAAGAAGAGCGGCAGCGAACCATTGAGGCAATTACCAGCACCGGACTCCCGGTTGTTCCTATGATCGGCCTGGCTGTGGGTGCTGGCCCATTTGAAACGAAGGAAGAGGCAAAGCGGGCGCTGGTCACTATGCGTGACGGCCCGCGGCTATTCTGCGAGCTCGTCTATAGAGACTCGGTGAGCGGTAAGTACCCGCCGATTGCGGACTGATCCATCAAGCAAAACAGAGCCCGCTATGCGCGGGCTTTTTGTTGCCCAAGAGAAAGTGGCTCGCAAAATCTATGCAGTAATGCATAAGGGCGCTTGCCAATGCCGAGGAACATAAATACTGTATATAAAAACAGCTAGGTAAGGAGCGCCACATGCCCAGTCCCGCATTCACCACATCGAAACCGTCCTCGTCGTATGAGTCGGCAGGCCGCCGCCTGCAAGCCTTGATCGCCGCTCCAAGCGTTCAAAAGGTACAGGCGGTCACAGTGGCGAGGCTGGATCATGAATCACCAGAGGACTGGCAGCGCCTACTGGATGAGATCGGCGAGACCTCTGGCGTCCGGGTCGAGACCCTAGAGGGCGGCACTGTCAGGATCGGCTGGCGAGAATACTGCGACGCATAAATGAGCCCGCCATCGAGCGGGCTTTTTATCGCCTACACATTTCAGCAATCTGAATTAATTTATTCAGCATGCTTGACATGTATATTTCAGCTTGCTTAAATTCATCTCAAGCCAGCAACGAACACCGCCGGCCAGCAGCGAAAGCCGCGCCGCTCTTTAACAACCAGCGCCATGAACGACTACCCGGCCAGTCCGGTTAGGTCACTCCCGGCTCCATCGGTGGGAGGTCAGTAAACCGATGAACAAAACCGCACTTGCCTCTACCGGCGACCGGCGATCCGACAGGCCCGAAAGCCTGCCCACGCGCAGCCCACTGCGACGGCGGACGAGGTGTTGACCGAACTGAGTGAATGACCCGGTAAGCGGGTGCGGGGAAAAACCACAGATTTACTGATGCCGCTTCTATGAGGCGGCATTGGAAATCCAACGGGAGATAAACAGATGGCACGGCAGAACGACATCGAGCACCTGCAAGACCTGATGCAGAAAGGCGAGCTGACCGCAGATCAAGCGAACGTGCAGATGGTTCGCAACGAGCGCTTCAGGATGGTGGTGAACAGCCTCCCGGCCAGCCTTCGCAAGGCCCTCAACGCAGCAGTACGTAGCGGCGAGCTGGGCCATATGAAGAAAGACGGCCACAAGCCTGAGTGCTACTTCCATCCGACTTTCGAATATCTGGCGAAGGCAGAGCGCCTGAAGCGCGAGCAGCAAGTAAACAGTCTGCGCGGCACGGCAACTGTATGCATGAGTGACGTCGTGCGGGCCGGTTACTCAGCATGACGGGCCTTTTCCTGATCCACCTGGTGACGGGTGCGTTGGGAAAACAACCGAGGGCAAGACGATGAATAAGGTAATTCACATCACGCTGCGCGGTGAGCTGCAAGTCTTCGCCGACGCCGACCTGAACGCCTGCATCCGAGAGGCAAACAGGCTCAACGCTGAACGGGGACTCACCAGCGGAGTGCGCGTCGTTGAGTGCGAAGACGGACATCGAATGACGGCGGCCGACTGCAAAGCTGCTGCATAACGATTTCACTGGCTGGCCTTGGCGACAGGGCCAGACGGGAAATCAACCGCCCAGTTGGGCACAACAGCAGGTGACAGGCATGGACATCAAAACCCTTGAAGCGCTGGGCGTGAGCGCAACCGACCTTTCCGATCGCATCGTGGACCAGGCGGTGCACGCCCTTCTCTACTCCACCGGTTACGGAGAGGACGACGAAGAAAGCACGCAAGCGTCCCGCTTCAAGCAGCAGATTGAAAAGCGCGTGAAGGATGCGGTCGACCAGAAGATCGACGCGATGTTTGCTGAGCACGTTCTGCCGCGTGTTGGCGAAATCATCGAATCGGCCGACATGCGCAAAACCAGCCACTACGGCGAGCCGAAGGGCGAACCGATGACCTTCAAGGAGTACATCGCCAGTCGCGCTGAGGTGTACATGAGCGAGAAGGTCGACTACCACGGCCAGTCGAAAGACGAGTCGAAGGACAGCTACAACTGGCGCGAATCAGGCCCGCGCCTCACCGTTCTGATGAAGCTCTACATCAAGGACACGCTCGAGAAGAGCGCGAAGTCGGCGATCAACGACGTGAACAAGGTGATCGCCAAAAACATCGAGCAGGCTGCCAAGGACGCGATTACGTCCTGCGCCGCCTCTCTCAAGGTTGCAGCGACTCTCTGACAACCAGCGCCACGACAGCCTGTCGTTAACTGCCCGAACGCCTCGAAAGAGGCTGCATCGGAATGTCGGCGCCCCATGAAAAAAGCTGATCCAGGCCAACTGTTTGTATGCGAACGGGCGGACGTAGTTAGGCATCTTGGTCAGGACCGACATTCCAATGCAGCTTCGATAGGTGGCCACTGCCTGCCCAGTGAGCGTGCAATAGGAGGATGACCATCATGTAACAGTGAGCGATTCACCTGCGCGGCGCGGCAAGCCTGAAGGCCGGCGCCCATCACTCATACAGGCAGCGGACAGTAGGCCGTCGATGTCACCGCGCATCGGCCGAATGAGGTAGGCCACCCCATCGCACGAAGACAACTTGATGATGCAAACCCGGTCTGTCGCCAGCAGCGAGACCGGGCCAACCTCCCCCGACACCACCCGAATGCACTCCCCTCCGCGCCCAACGGCAACCAGCGGAGCGGATGAGTGCATTGCGAGTTTTGTTGGATCAACCAAAGAGGTTTTAGCGATGAACGACGAATTCAGCCAAATGGCATGCGGTTCGATCTCGCACTACGCGAGCCAGTGCTTCAGCAGCATCAACGAGTGCATGACAGAGCCTAGCGTTTTATACCGCCCAACCCTCTCCATTGATGGAACCAGGTGGTGCGCTCTGTACGGCTCAGATATGCAAACCGGAGTAGCGGGTTTTGGTGACTCGCCATCCGAGGCGATGTGCGACTTCAACCGGAACTGGTTCACGCCTACCCCGAACTCGCCAAGCGGTATTGCCCGAGCCGCGAAGATCGCTGCCCGTTCCGCCTAACCCAAACACTGGAGGTCGTCATGCACAACTGCACTGACACACAAGCAGTTTGCCGAGGTTGCGGGCTGAAACTGCGCGGCTCGCCATCGTGGAAAGGCGGCCTCGCCTATCACCCCGAGCCGAAAGGTGAAGTCCACCGCTGTCATTACGGCGGCTGGGTCTGCTCGCGGCGCTGCGACATCCGCGCCTGTGTCGAGCTGGAAGGAACCATGCCTGGCTGCGGCGGCGTGAACAGTTACCAGCGGCTGTCCATTTACGCAAAACAGAGCATTGAGCGCCATTGGCCGGAGGTCGCATGAACGCAGCACTGAAACTCTGTCAGGCCAACTTCGACGCTCAGTTGCCTCCGGCGGTGAGCGAGTCGGACGAGGATCGGGAATGGCTGGAAAGCGCCGCTGAACAGCTGGTGTGCGGCTCGGATGTGGAATGGAAGCGCCGGCGCGGCCCGGTGCGGAGGGTGACCTCAGCGCAGTACGCCGAACACCTTCAGCATCACCTGAATCAGCGGCAGATCGACGGGTTGGATGATCGCGACTCGTTCGCCAACCTGGTGTTGGCCGTCGTGGTTGGCAGTCCGGCCGAGGCGCTGACCCACGCCAAGCACCTGCTGGGCACGGACAGCCCGGTCACCGAGCTGGAAGCGATCGCCGCCGACCTACTCCGCCCGCACGCCGCCGACGCGGTCGCCGCTGAGCGAGAAGCTGCCGAGGACGACGCGTTATGAGCAACCAAGTAGCACTGGCCCGGCTGGACCTCGAAATCGCGAAGATGCGCAAATCCTGCACTCCGGTGCCGGATCGCACCTACGTCATGGGCATGATCGAAATGGCGGAGTTCGCCCAGATCATCGACACCCGCACCGCCAATCGTTATCGGGATGCGCTGGACGCCAAGTTCGTCGAGCGCAACACGCATCTGAAAGGAGTTTCGGCATGACAACCCATCTGGTGAAAACGCTTATCGATGAGCAACTGGAGGAGATTGCACGCAGCCTCGCAGTTGTCGGCGCTGGCATCCCTCGCGAGCTTCCTGTTTCGGCGCTCCCTCCTCCACTGGTGGCAGCCATCAAACAAGGCCGCATCGCTGTGAGGGCTCGCCAATGAATCTCCTGTACTGGTTTCTCGTCGTGATCCTGATTGCCGGCGCAGGCGCCTACGGCATCGTGAAAGACGGCCAGGATACTTGCCAAGTGCCGCGCTCCACCACCTACAACGTTTTCCGATGACCAGCCGGCAGTTGGCCCGCCGCATCCTCATTCGGCGCGGATCGTTCCGTGTCCTCGCGATTTACACCTTCCTGATGCTGCTCAGCGCCCTCGCCGATCGCATCACCTCCTGACTTTCAACTTCAAGCGCTGCGCACGTCGCGGCATCAGACCGGTATTGCCCATGGAAATCACGCAGGCTCGGTTGAAAGAGCTTTTTATCTATGATCCTGAAACCGGTCACTTCACGCGGCGGGTCAAAGTGTCCAACCAGCATGCCGGAACAATCGCTGGCGGGGTCAACAACTCCGGCTACGTGATGTTGCGGATAGATGGTAAGCGGTGCATGGCTCACCGAGCCGCCTGGCTGTACATGACGGGCGAGTGGCCAGTTAATGAGATCGACCACATCAATCGCAACGGCTTCGATAACCGATTCGCGAATCTCAGGGATGTAACGCACCTAGCCAACTTGCACAACCGATCCAGCGGAAAGGCTGAAGCTGCGGAGCCCCATGTTTACTGGGATGGCCGCAAGGGTGGCAGATGGTGGGGCTGTTTCACTTTCTGCGGGAAAAGCCACTACACCGGCAGCTCCAGAGACAAAGCCACCGCGCAAAAAATGCTTCAGGACAAAGTTACCGCGTTTTATACCGCCCTACCGCCAGTGCAAACCCCTTCTTAACTCATTCATGCGGCCCGCACGGATCGCAGGAGCATAGCCATGTCCGCACAACAGCAAGTCATCAAGATCGACGACATCAGCGAAGAAAACGCACCAGCCATCTATGTCGCCGGCGGCCTTGGCCAGTTCTTCGACGCGGTAGCTGCTGAGGTCACCGCAGAGGTTCCAGACCTGACCACTCGAAAAGGCCGCGAGCGTATCGCCTCTCTGGCGGCAAAGGTCAGCAAGTCGAAGACGGCCGTGGAAAAGCCTGGTCGCGATTACCTCAAGCGCCTGAAGGAAATGCCGAAGGTGGTGGAGGCCGAGCTGCGCGACTTCGTCAACAAGATGGACGCGCTGCGCGATGCCACTCGCCAGCCGCTGACAGACTGGGAACAGAAAGAGCTGGCCCGGACGGATGCGCACGTCGACGCCATTCAGCGCATCAAGGACCTAGTGACTTTCGACCAGTCACCAACTGCCGGTCACGTCGCCAACATCATCGCCGACCTGGAGCAGCTCGAAATCAGCGAAAGCTGGGAAGAGTTCTTGGCCGATGCCGCCCAGGCGAAAGACCAGACGTTGATCAAGCTGCGCACCCTGCACACCGAGCGGACGCGGTACGAAGCCGAGCAGGCTGAACTGATCCGGTTGCGCGCCGAAGCCGAAGCGCAGGCCCAGCGCGATCGCGATGCACAAATCGCCCGGGAGGCAGCCGAAGCCGAACGTCAAGCCGCTGCGCGCCGCGAACAGGAACTGCGCGAACAAGCAGCGGCAGCACAGCGCGCGGCCGAACAGGCCGCCCGTGATGCTGAAGTGGAAGCCGAACGCCAGCGCCTACAGCTTCAATTGCAGGCAGAGCAAGCCGAACGCGCCGCTGCCCAAGCAGAAGCCAATCGTATCGCCGCCGAACAACGCGCCGAGCAAGAGCGTATCGCCGCAGAACAGCGGCAAGCTGAAGCCGTAGAGCAAGCCCGCCTTGCCGAGGTTGCTCGCCAGCAGGCCGAAGCGAACGAAGCCGCTCGCCAGCAGCGGGAGCGCGAAGCCGATCAGGCCCACAAAGTGAAGATCATGGGGGCAGCCAAAGAGGCGCTGATGTCGATGAACATCACCGAAGAGCTGGCCAAGGCCATCGTTCTGAAGATCGCCCGCCGGGAAGTCCCGAACGTCACTATCCACTTTTGAGGAGGCCAGCATGTCCACCGAAATCATCATGCCGGAGCAACGCCGGCAAGCCGTCGTACCGATCTCGACGGACAACAGCATCATGGCGGTCATCAGCCGGGCCGCCGCCGATCCGACCTGCGATATCGAAAAAATGGAGCGCCTGCTCGCCATGCACGAACGCATGCAGGCCAAGACAGCCGAGCAGGAATTCAACGCGGCTATGGCCGAGATGCAGTGCAACATCCCGACCGTGTTCGAGGGTGCGGTGAATCTGCACACCGGCAACTCTTACGCCACGCTCGATCACATCACTCACACATTGAAGCCGATCATGCAGGAGCACGGCTTCGCCATTACCTTCAAGGTTGAAACCGAAGACAAGGTGATCAAGGTCACCGGGATCCTGATGCACCGAGGCGGACACCGCGAGCAAACCACCATGACTTTGCCAGTCGATATCGGCAAAGGCAGAAACGAAGTTCAGGCGGTCGGCTCGTCTACCACGTACGGCAAGCGCTACGTCATGTGCGCCCTTCTCAACATCACCACAGGCGAAACCCGCGACGATGATGGGCAGTCGGCGGATGGTTCGGATACAGATGACATGCGCGCCCAGGTCGTCGAAGACATCCTCGAGCGTGTCGGGCAAACCACTACACCGGACGAACTGAAAGACGTCTGGCAGGCGAGCCTGAAAGTTCTGCAAGCATCGGGTGACACCAACGGTTATTCCACAGTGAAGACCGCCGTCACCGTCCACAAAGCCAAGCTGGAGGCGCCTCAATGATCGTCCTCAACTGCACTCAGGGCTCCGCTGAATGGCTGCAAGGCCGCGCCGGAGTCATCACAGCAAGCATGTTCAGCACCGCCCGATCCAAGGTGAACGGGCTCACCGCCCAGCAGCGGAAGTATGTCGACGCGATCCTGGCCGGCCATAGCGAAAGCAAGGCTCGCGACCTAGCTGGCTACAAGGCCGGGCCGAAGGCCGAAGTCGTGCAGCGCGCTCTCGATGGAGAGAAGGTCGGCGAGCCTTCAAATGCCGCACTCACCTACGCCTTCGAACTGGCCGTTGAACGGATCGGCGGCGCGCCGCTGGATGGTGGCTTCGAAACGTGGCAGATGCGCCGTGGCCACGAACTGGAGCCCGAAGCCCGCATGGAACACGAAATTCAGACAGGCCTGATCGTTACACAGGTTGGGCTAGTAAAAACTGACGACGGCGTGTTTGGCGCCAGTGCAGACGGGTTCATCGGCGACGACGGCGGTTCGGAGTACAAATGTTTCCTTTCGCCTGACAAGCTTCGCGCTTTCCACATCGACAACGATGCCAGCGAAGTCATCGACCAGGTGCAGGGCTGCATGTGGATCACCGGCCGCAAGTGGTGGCATATCGGGATGTACTGCCCTCTCCTGAAACCCGTTGGCCGCCAGCTCTGGCTGCAAGAGTTCAAGCGCGACGACGACTACATCGAACAACTCGAAGAAGACCTCTGGCAGTTCAAGCTGCTGGTGGACGGCTACGAGGCAAAGCTCCGGAGTAAAGCGGCATGAGATGGGACGCCCATAAGGCAGAAGAGCCTGCAATTGCCAAAGCCCTTCACCGGTTTGCTGACGCAGGGATCTTAGCCGCGTCCAAGGCGCTGCACCGCTCCACTCGCTCACTCAACCGGATCGCCAGCGAGCACGGCATTGAGTTCACGACCTGCACCGCCAGGACGATGGAATCCCGTCGCCAAAACAGGGCCTCAATGGTCGCTCAGATAAAGGCTTTAGCCGGCACGCGATCTCAAGCTGAGATCTGCGCGGCGCTTGGGATTACTCGCGCCGTTCTTCGGGAGCTCGCCGAAATCTACGAAATCAACATCAACAGTCGCTCGAAAGGTGCCTGATATGGAACAAGCATTCGTTGAAGCCGCAAAGCGGCAAAGTGGACTGGAGGCGGCGAAAGCTGCCTTCTTCGCATCTGGAGGTACGGCACAGCGAATCCCTACCGGGATCGGAAAGGACAGTCCAGGCATAGCAGCGGTAGTCAAAACGCCTTACGGCTACAGGAACATCGAAGCGCAGAAGGCTAAGGGAGGCCGCATGATCACCCAAGAGGATCGAGACAAAATCGCCGTCGATCTTATGAACTGCAAGGCAGCCGGAATGACGCGCAATAAAGCCTGCAAGCATATGGGCATCAGCACGACACTCGCCCGGAAGATCGTCGCGGACTACTCGCTCGATTACCCGACGAAAGCCTGATGCGCAGATTCAACACTCGCACCCAACAACGCAAACGACAGACCTGGCTGGACTTGCCGGCCAGCGGAATTGAAGAGGCAGGCCATGGCCGAAGTAACGGAGCCGACGAAGGAAGCGATCAAGCAGAAGAAAAAGCGCGAGAAGGCTGCAGCAAAGGACGCTGCATTGGGAGTCGAGAAGTTTACGGTTGAGGTCGCCGGCGTGTTCAAGACAGACCTCAAGCGGGTCATGGCCGCCCACGGCATCAACAACCAGCAGGAGATTTACCAGCTGCTCCTGATGAACCTGATCGACGCCGACTTCGATACCCAGTCCAGGATGTTGCGATGTGTCACGACACCATTTGTTGTTACCGAAAAGGTGTCGCGACTGATCAGGGAGGCTGGCATAAAGTCGCTCGCCGACGATCCGCCAGAACCTGAGGACGAAATAATCAGAACCGCTTAAAGCTCAAGATGCGGCAGTTCTTCATCAATAACAGCCTCAGCTTTCAGCATTGCGGCGGTTGCGTACCGGAAATAAATCTGGAGATCGTTATAGTCGAGACCAGCTTTTCCATCCTGGATCTCCCGACAACGAAGTAGTGCAACCTCGATAAGTCCGTGATCCAAGACATTATCTGCGACCTCCCCACCTTCGGCTTGGCTAATTCGACGGGCCAACTCGACAACTTCATTGAGCTTGCTATCTGCTGCGACGCGGCCTTGTAAATTGTGCTCACCAATTTTGTGCCAAACCTGATCGACGATTGATTTTTTCACAGCTCACTCCTTGATCCGGCTCCATGCCGGGCCGAACACAAATACCCCACTTCTACGAATCACGCCAGCCGGCGAGGCAATCGGCTGCCTGGAGAACACTATGCCGATCATGGTCAGCTACGGCGCCGGCACCAACAGCACCTCAATGCTGGTCGAAATGGTGCGGCGCGGCGAACACGTTGACGTCATCACGTTTGCCGACACCGGAGGCGAAGGTGACTGGACGTATCGCTATCTCACCATGTTCAGTGAATGGTTGGTCGCTCACGGCATGCCGGCTATCACTATCGTAAGGAAAGGCGGCATTCCTGAAACACTCGAGCAAAACTGCCTTCGAATGAAGATGCTTCCCAGCGTGGCCTACGGCTGGAAATCCTGCTCGCTGAAATTCAAGGTAGAGCCTCAAGAGAAGTTCGCCAACAACTGGCAGCCAGCCAAGGATGCCTGGGCCGCCGGCGAGAAGGTGATCAAGTGCATCGGTTATGACGCCGGCGAGCCGCAGCGCGCCAAATTCGACGAGGATAAGAAATACAAATGGCGTTACCCGTTAATCGAGTGGGATATGGGGCGCGACGAGTGCATCGAATCGATTCGCGCCGCCGGCCTACCACTGCCGGGAAAGTCATCCTGCTTCTTCTGCCCCAACAGCAAGATCCCCGAAATTCTGGCACTGCCACCCGAGCTGAAGCTTCGCGCCATTGAGATGGAAGCGAACGCTGACCTGACATCGATTGCAGGCCTTGGCCGACGGTGGAAATGGGCCGATCTACTTCGCTCTCATGAGCAGCAGATGGATATGTTCGATCAGCCCGCTGACATGCCTTGCGGTTGTTACGACGGAGAATAAGCGCTATCACTTTCCAGCCTTCGCCTTCTCCCACTCTTGCTTGAGAATATGCTGGCACCATTCCACAACGTGTTGGCATGGTTTTTTTGCGGATCCTCCAGACCTGTCGCACTCGATTGCTGCTTCATCTACTGCTTTCAGAAGTTCTTTTGAATCAACTTCATCAGGATTCAGGAGCAACTCTATTTTGGATTTTAACCTCGCAACTTCCTTCATCGCTTGGATGTGTGCGTTAACCCAATCGATATGCATCTGGTGAGCGAGTTGTGGCTCGGCTTTTAATTTATAACTATAGTTCGATTGCGCTGAATCCCAGTAGATGTTGAGTCGCTGAACATTGAAGGCCTCAGAAACGAAGCAAGAGCATGTGTCGCGCAGATCGTTTATCCAGGCTTGACGACTCGCCTTAAGCGAATTCTTTTCTGCCACTGACTCTTGACTGGAGATAGTCTTATTTGTGGAATTTTCCTGATGAGCGATCGTTTTTAGCAAATCTTCGGCCTGCTGCCGTGCGTTGTTATTCGACGTGCGAACTGACAACCACGTTCCTAAGCCAAAAATAACGACCGTTACAACGAAGCCAATCAACGTTGGGTAATCAACACCCGTCTCAACGACAACCTTCGGGATCTGCTCAAGGTAAACCACTGACGTTTCGTAATTCATACCTACCTCATCGTAAATCGATAAACCCTAACTCGCCGCAAAGCAAATAGCCACACCACCCTCCACCGCCCGGGCATGCCCCGGCATAGGACGCCCCATGCCCACAGAAAACATACCGGCCGAGCCATTGCCGAGCTTGGCGACTGGCGCCGCCCTTGATGCTTCGACTTGGACCGACTTCGTCAAACGCCTTCGTTATCACTGCAACGGCGCCGGCGTTAAGTGGCACCACACCGCCGCTGCCATCTTCACCGTGCAGACCAAGCGAATCGATTACGGCTACGAAATCGACTACGCCGAAGGGCGAGTCGTGTGCCTGGAAGATCGGTCGTGGTTCAGCCCGAAAGAATACTGGGACGATCTCGACGACGAGGAGCGCGCAGAAATCGACGAAGCGCTGATGGCTGATCGGGAATGCAGCTTCATGGATATGGACGAGTACGACCAGTGGGAATATCTCGCCGAGTGCGATGACCACACCGTCACTGGCTGGAACAAGCGCTGGGAGATCGTGAACAGCCACTTCACCCGCGAGGCCGCCGAGGCCTTCATCCGACGCAAGCAGCACGACTACGGCGAAATGCGCGTCTACGTCGAATCGCAGTACTACGCCTGGGAGTTCGAAGCGATCAAGGAAGCGATCCTCGACGGCACGCTGACCTACACGCCGAAGACGGTTGTGAATGCCCATGATCTGGTAACGAGAGAGGCTGTAGGGGCGACTGGGCGAGGATGTGACCAGTGAACCAAGGCGTTGAGTTACTAGCCCAGAGGAAGGGAGTTGTTTAACTCGCAGCTAACTACTTCGGTTCACTAAATCACTGCCCACAGCTAAAGGGCGCACTCCAATGACTTGATAGAGCGCCAGCCGCACGATGCAATTCAACAACCCAACTCTGAATTACGTGCGCGACATGTCATGTCTAGCACAACTCTCGATCTCGTCCAGGATCGATTTCAAAACTTTCTACAACAAGCCAGCCGCTATGAATATTCAATCCACGACGGCAAGATCGCCAACGAAAGCAGCGTTGGAAAGCACGGGGAGTCAAAGGCTTGATGAGCTGGAGGGCGTAGGCTCGCTGGCACCGTCCGTTGATCGGCCATCAAGGGCAGGCATCGGATCAACTTGAATTCCAATAAGGAGGGAAGCCCAAGCTTCATATGCTTGCTTGTGGCGGAGCACGGCTTCATCCCACCGGCTGCCGGTCACTTCGCGTGAGACCACCAGCATCATGAGGTGGTTATTGGTTGCGTCGAGTTCAACCAACAGGTGATGGGCATTAAATCGAAAATCATCGGTAGAGGGCATAGCGTCACACTGGTCATTAGATGGCTGTCAAAGAGCGACGTCCTTTCCGCGCATGACATCATTGTGACATCGGTCTAGCGATTGCCGTGAAGAGTCAGACGGCCGGCATCCTGACCGCTGGATGTCAGCCGCAACAGCGAGCAGTCGACTGCTATTTTGATGCGACTGCTGGACGGTTTTTCGAACCTTGATCAAGAGCTACCTGACGAGCTCGCTCAACACCCCAAGCTAAAGCACAGGTCATCGATTCGCCCGCGCCAGGGCAAACAGCCTCCTCATGCATAGCCACGCCATCGGACGCGTAAACCCCGATGAACAACTGTGTCTCGCCGGTGCGCGACAGCCTGACCTGAACGTCGATGTGAGTCCCGTTACTCAGCGTTTCATCATGCATCCTGTTGTGAAGCTCAGGATCTGCCCACGCCCAAAAGATATCGCCTCGATGCCTCATATTGCCCTCCTGCCCGTTTATTGAGAGGGTGTTAACACAGCCCCAAAGATAGACCCTTTCGCGTGAAGCGCAACGGCGCCGAACGGTAACACCAAGCTCCCTACCCCAGCCATCTGGTTCCTATTCCCTAAATCATTTCTCCGCCGCTATAGCGGCAAGGACGAAGTCATGCCTGAAGAAATCGTTTTGATCCAGCCAGCCCCTGTCGTCCGCGATGAAATGGGCTCGTTTCAGCATCCCAACATGCCCGACTTTGACGAGGGTGATGGTGACAAATGCAAAGCCTGGGTAGCAGCGCAGGGTTTGAAGGTTGCACAAGTGGCGCTTGAGTACGCCGACGAAGCCGTTGCCGATCGCTACTTCGAAGCAGGCGATCCAGATTTCAGCTACTGGGAGCCAGAACGACCCGAAGGCGAAGGCTGGTTCTGCCTAGCAATTCACGACACCGACGACGGCCCGGTCTGCTGGTGGGCACGCCGCGAGGTGACGCCATGATCGCCCTCGCCTGGTTCGCCTACGTGTACTGCTACAAGGGGACGCGGTGATGAGAAGTGTTCGCCGATTCGTAGATGATCCATCAGCCGAATATGGATTCCGTTCTGTTCCAGCAACCTATGAGGACGCCGAGAAAATTACCGGCTTCCGTTTGGATCGTCGCATCAATTACTCAATCAGCGCCGAGGGGGAAGTTGAACAGGAAAGCTGGTGCACCCTGGATTGCTCCGGATGCAGCTGTGGCTGCGAGGGTGGCTGCAGCTGCGGTCCTTCAGCGGGATGCAGCGAATGTGGTTACACGGGCAAGCGGCGGCATCACTTTGGCTTTCCGCCGTCGCCGCCTAAGGCATCGAGCGCTACCCGATGAACCGCATGGTCAGCGTCCGCACCGAGGAACTGACCGGCCCGGCGCTGGACTGGGCAATCGTCGCCATCGAGGGTGATCAGCAGCCGGAAGCCGGACAGATGGATCTCTTCGCACTGCCCGACGTCGAGCGCCTCATCACGAAGTACGGCGTCTGGGTCGACGTTGGCCACCGGCACCCTTGGCTGGCCGACATGACCAGCGACCCGTTCAACCGCCAGCCCGGCGAAACCCGGACCATCGCAGTGTTGCGCGCCGTGGTATTCGCCATGCGCGGCGCCGCGGTGAAGATCCCCGCCGAACTCATCCAGCAGTAACCCCCGACCACTCAACAGTCTGCCGCCCTACCGCGGGCGAGGAATGCACACATGCCCGAAATCACCTGTGAGCATGGCCACAAGCAAAGCATCGGCACTGACGCATGGGTCGCCACGCTGACCCTGGACCAAATGCGCTACGCCCGCGACCAGATGGCCGAGAAGATCAAAGCGGCCGAGGCGCTGCCGAGACGCACTATCTGGCGCGTATGCAATGGCAGCATTTGCGTGGGCAACTACCGCGAAGAGGACTTCGAGAAAGCCGCCAATCACCTGCTCCGCATCTTCAAAGAACCATTCATGGCGGAGGCAGCGGAGTACGTTGCCAAGCCCTACGGTACCGAAGTATTCAGGCGCCAGCTGCCGAGCATCGAAATCGAGCGGGTCACTCAGCACGAATACGACACCGAGTGGTTCCCCGCCAAAACCGTATAACCAACTCAACAGCCTGCCGGTGTACGGCGGGCGAGGAATTCGAATGCCCGAATTAACGTACGACCAGAAGCTGGTGGATTACGCGACGGCGCCGAAAGCATCGGCCGGCACCATCTGCCAGATCGAGAACGGCGACTTTGTGAAGCACTGGTGCGGCAAGCTGCGCGGCAAGTTCATCCAAGTCGGCCCCACCTGGAAGGCCTCCAGCAAACAGCAAGCAATCGAAAAAGCTCGAGAGTTTCGAGAGCAGTGCCGGGCAGAAGCAAAAGCGAAAGGCTTGCTGCCTGCATAACCCATCACCACCTTCTGCCGCCACGCGCGGCATGGAGCCTGCTATGTCCGAAAACGAAGAAACCGTCGAAACGTACCCGTTCGACAAGGTGCCTGAGGAGCGCATGGCCGCTCTGATCGGTACCACCAAGCGCGCACTCGAAGGTAAACGGGCACGCGGAATCATCCCCGAAGGCGTCTGGAATAAGATAGACGGCCGCGTTTTTTATAGCATCAGGAGATATGAAGCATGGCAAGAAAGCCAGTGGGCCTGCCCCGAGGAGTTGAATTTGCTGGCCAGTCTGTCCGTATCCGGTTCACTTGGAACGGCGAGCGGCGGTGCGAAACCCTTGCCCATCCCCAGACGCCAAAAGGGATCAAGGCGGCCGCCGATCTACGCGATCAAGTAATCAGCCTGGCCAAGCATGGGGTTCTGGACGAGAAGCGCTACGCCGAATTGTTCCCGAACTCCAGCTACGCCGCCGTGGCCACCGGCCTTACTTTCGGTGAATACGCCCAGACTTGGATCGACGGCCTTGAGATCGTTCCAGGCACTCGCCGGAACTACAAGGGCACCGTCAACAATTACTGGATGCCGGAACTGGCCACGGTACCCATGACCACTATCACCCCGATGCTGTTGCGTCGGGTGATTGCCGAGACCACATGGGAGAGCTCGACCGTGAAGCGCACGGCGATCTCGCGAGTGAATGCCTTGTTCAAGGCTGCGGTGCGGGATGAGGTAATCGAAAGGAATCCGGCGACGGCGATCAAGCTCCCTGGCAAGGCCAAGAAAGTGATTGATCCCTTCAGCGTGGAAGAAGCGGACATGATCATTGAGTGGATGTATGCCAACTTCACTTCGAGGGCGGCACAGATCTACGCGGCCTACTTTGAGTTCGCGTTTTACTGTGGCATGAGGACGGGAGAGCTTAGGGCTCTGCGATGGGATGAGATCGACATGGATAAGCGCGTTGCACACGTCTGCCGGATCGTTGTTGATGGGAAGGTCGAGGAGCGCACGAAGACCAAGCACGCCCGCACGGTGATGTTGAACAGCCGAGCCATGCACGCGCTGAAGCGCGCCAAGCGAATTGCCGACGCCCGACTCAACCAAGTTCGCCGCAAGCGCCAGTCGTCGCCGTATGTCTTCCCGCCTTCCGGCAGTTCGGAATACATCCTCGGCGCGACCACGCCGGGCGGCCACTTCACCAAGGCACTGGAAGCTTTGAAAATAAAGCCACGCAGTCAGTACAACTGCCGTCACACTTACGCCACAATGTGCCTCATGGCGGGCATGAACCCCGCGTTCATCGCAGGACAACTCGGGCACAGCGTCCAGGTGTTACTGTCCACATATGCTCGCTGGCTGAGCTCAACTACCGACTGGTCTGAAGTCGGGAAGCTGGAAAGCCAGATTGGTACAAAATTGGTACAGGCTTAAATTTATTTCATATTTCGCCCTTTGTTTACGGGCGGCTATAGCTTTCTTAGCACATACTCCTAGAATGCGACGCTTTGAAGAAATAACCCGTTACAAACTAACGGAATATCCAACCTTTATGAGTTCGCCCGCGTGAAAATTCGTCTTTCGATCCTGAGCCTGTTTTTTGCATTTACAGGCACATTCATCACGCCAACGATCAACGCTGCGGAAACCACGGCTGCCCCACGCGATGCCTCGACCCTGAAGATTGCCTCCGGCAGCGCCCTGCTCATGGATATGCAGACCAACAAAGTCATCTACTCCAGCAACCCTGACGTGATCGTGCCGATTGCCTCCGTCAGCAAGTTGATGACCGGACTGGTGGTGGTTGAAGCGCGGCAGAACATGGACGAATGGATCAATGTCGATATCAGCAACACCCCGGAAATGAAGGGTGTGTTCTCGCGAGTCAAACTCAGGAGCGAACTGCCGCGCCGCGAAATGCTGCTGATTGCCTTGATGTCCTCGGAAAACCGCGCGGCTGCCAGCCTCGCCCACCATTATCCGGGCGGCTATGCCGCGTTTATTGCGGCAATGAACGCCAAGGCCAAGATGCTGGGCATGACCAGCACGCATTTCGTCGAGCCAACCGGGCTGTCAGAGCGCAACGTTTCCACTGCGCGCGATCTGAGTAAATTGCTGGTCGCCGCGCACAAGCACCCGTTGCTGAGCCAGCTCAGTACCACCAAGGAAAAAACCGTCGCCTTCCGCAAGCCCAATTACACCCTGGGTTTTCGCAACACCGACCATCTGGTCAACAAGGCTGACTGGGACATCATGATCACCAAGACCGGCTTCACCAATCCTGCTGGTCATTGCCTGGTGCTGGTGACCCGAATGGCCAACCGCCCGGTGGCGCTGGTGATCCTCGATGCATTCGGCAAGTACACGCATTTTGCAGACGCGAGCCGCATTCGCAGCTGGGTGGAGACCGGTCGCAGCGCGGCAGTGCCGGCAGTCGCGCAGCAGTACAAGGCACAGAAGAATCTCAAGTCGCGCCAGAGCGGCGTGGTTGAAGCGTCCAAATAG